GTGGAATCAGCCCGATCCCCTAACTGTAACCTTAATGAACGAAGTTCCATATGGATTCTACCTAGAGTTTGGAACGTCAAAATTGGAAGCTCGAAATTTCACTTCTTTGGCGTGGTACAAAGGAGAATTGCTTTTTACCAATATTTTGACTAAATGGTTCGAGGATATTGCAAAAGAAGGCAAAATAGTATCTCTGCGCGGCATCAATTTGGAGTTGGCTGCATAATGCCCTTACCATCAGGATTCAAACCTAAAGCGGGCAAGCAGAATGTTGTAAGCAGCTTTAATCAATTTCTAGTAGATCAAATTGGTGGTGGCCAAGTATACGATGGGATCTCCACTCAGCTTCCCGTAGGTAAAGATTTTTGGTGGTTTTTTGATTATCCGTTATCTGGGTTACAATTTCCTTCAGTCTCTACTACAGAGCCAGGATTGTTTACCAGGTCTCCTATTGCGTTGGACAGGGTACTTAAATTTGATAGTATGGGTAAACCGGTGAAAGGGGATAGAAATCAAACTCTAATTGAAATTAACTGCTGGGCTGAGGATACTGCAACTCAAGCTGACGCTACGAAAATAGTTAGAGAATTAAGAGATCGAATATTTTATGTATTGAGGAATGCAGGGGAGATTGATGAGGATACAGGAGCTCTTATTGTTCCCCCTATTGAATTAAAAGATTTTAGTCAGCCGACTCCGCCCCTTGTGGGCACAATACAGGTGGATACGGCAGATAATGCAATTGACGAAAAATATATCGTCGATCCAGTAGATCAAAACATCAAACGCTATAGATTACTCGTAAGGATATTTTGGTTCGAGTTATTGTAATCCTTAGCTAAGTAAAAGGAGGTTAGAAATAGAATGGCAGAAACAGTTGTGGGTACGAGAACGAAACTAGAGTTGGTTAGCCAATCACATGGAGCCGTCCGCGTACCTCTAGCTCAATCGTTCGACTACACACCCAGATTTACAGAGAGAACGATTTTTGAGTTTGATAATAACGAAGCTGCATTAGTGGTATCAACTTTCGATGGCTCAGATGTTAGATTCGATTATCTAGACTCTGATAGCAACCTAGTTGATTCAATGTTAAATGACCTTGATCCTACGAGTTCGATTGTCACGCATGATCCATCTGTTTTGAGAGAGATTCAGATTATCCTGAATATTCGAAACGAGAATGGAAAAATCTTTCAGAGCGTGATTGCTAAAGGTGTAAGGATTCGAGGAGTTGCGTCAACTGAACCAGTTCGTGAGGAATCTACCATCACCATTGATGGCGCTGCTACCAATGTGCTGCGTCTTAAGGGTGGTGCTCTAGAATATAATCGTATTCTAGCCGATACTCCAGATGTATCTGTGTATCAGCAAGCCATTCCGCCTAACTCACACACAGATAAGAATTTTCCAGCCATAGCACCGTTTGAAATTACTTTCGATAACACGGCGGTGGCATTTAACGAAGCCGGAGATTTTGGGGTTCTGGTGTTAAAAAATGGAGAAGTCGCTACTGCTGGTTATACTATTACGTCTACTAAGTTTACGCTGGATTCTGAACCAGCATCAACAGATGTCTGGGAAGCAGTAACTACGTACTTAGCTCCATAACAGCTTTAAGAAAGAGTTTGAGAATTAGTGGAGGGAGCCAAAACGCTGCCCACGTATTCAAAGTTCGTTGATATCCCGACAACAACTTTGGACTCCCTTCACTTATCACAATTTTGAAGCCCTAGATAGACATGGTAGCCCTTGGGCATAGTCTACCATAAGCATAATGTAAGTATGCTGTCATAGGCGATAGTCGGGATTAACTTATTGGAGGGTCGGGATGGGTGGAATAACTGAAAAGCAACTTGATGTAGTGGAAAAGGAAGGGAAAGCTGCAGATGCATACTTGAAGTTGAATCGCAAGAACTTAGATATAGACGTGCCTAAATATCTAGGCACTGTCAGGCAGTTAGAAGGCTATTTAGCCGAAGCAGAAAAACAGGGATACAGTGCTGAAGAAGTAGATAAAATCGAACAGAAATTGAAGGAAATAAAAAAGGAGCAAATTGTTGCATCTTTTGTCTCTTTGTCCGCTCAGGACCTAATTCATATTCAAGCTTTTGTGGCCGAAGCCATTAAGCGAAGTGGTGAATCAGATTTTGATACTGAAGTCAGATTGTTCATGATGCTTAGGGCTGAGCAATGTGCTACAATCTGGTTAGCACTACGAAAAAGAGAAGATCACTCCAAGCGCTACTTTGGGAGGATGGAAGATACTGTTCTTAGCGATGATGAGACTCTCAGAGAATTGGCAAAGTTATACAAGGAAAATTTTGTCTTAACCGAAGAAGAAAGAAAAAACTTGTAAGGAGCCCCACGTTTTATAGCAGGCTCCACGTGGCTCGCTCCTTCAATTATAAAATGTTTGGAGCCAAATCTATTGATGATTTATCCGCCGAACAATACAATATTCTCATTTTAGCAGAATCCGAACGCATTGAAATAGAAACACAGGAGTATGAGAGACTCAAACAAGAAAAAGGTGGAAAAAGGCATCTGAGAAAGGTTCGGATCGTTAATAAGCAATAATGGCTAGCCCTTTAATACTCAAAATCCAATCCATTCTAGATTCTCAGGGGTTTGATCAATTCCGAAGAGAGATACGGGACTTCAATAAGAATCTTCAGGAATCTGAAAGAACTACTGTAGATCTTCAATCTACTGTCCAGAATCTTGGCCGAACATTGGTGGCTGTCTTCGCTGCTAATCAGTTCAAAGGATTTCTAGATTCAATTATCCAGACGAATCGAGCACAGCAGCAATTGGCCAGCCAACTCGACTTATTGGGGGAGTCAGGTGATCGTACGGCGGCTAGAATTGTTGAATTAACTGATGCTATGGCCTTGAATGCTCAATTTACCCAAACCGATCTTATTAATGCTTTTAAAGTCTTGATTATTACAGCCAATAGCTCTGAAGACGCTTTTCGTCAATTACGTATAGCTCAAGAATTGTCAGCAGCCACGGGGAAAGGGTTAGTCACTACCTCTCTAGCATTACAACAGGCTCAATTGGGACTAGTTATTACATTGAGCCGCCTAACTGGTATTTCTAATTCAGCATTGCGATCCTTTATTCAGCAAGGGCAGCTATTTGATGAATTAGAGAATAAATTTCCCATTGGGCAGTTCACACAGAGAGATCTACAGACCACAGGAGCAGCTTTTGACCAGTTCCGGAGCAGGGTATCTGAAGCTGGCGAAGATATTGGGTCAGTATTTTTGCCTGCCGTAGATGGTATCATTAGAGCGCTCAATGAACTTCCGCAACCATTATTATCTGCAGGATTGACTATAGGAGCGACAACTGCTCTGCTCGCAGGGTTAGGTGGAGCATTTAAGCTACTTAGTCCTTTAGTTAGAGGTGGCATCCAAGGGTTAACCGCACTAGCTACTACCTCTCTAATCACTCAAAGATCGATAGTGGGATTAACTGTAACTTTACCCAGATTAGTAGCTGGATTAGGGACTCTTAGCTTAATAGTTGGTGCCATTGCTTTGCCATTTGTCGCTTTAGTGGATGCCATATTTAGGGTGAGAAAAGAAGAAGAGGCTTTACGATCAGAACTTCGTGCGGTGGAGGAAGAAGCAGGCAATGTGGGTATAGTTCTTGGTCGTTCTACGGAAGAAGCTTTTAAGCAATTTGAGAATGCGGCGGTGGCAGCTAAAGCTTTTGAGGATGGAATTGCAGAACTGACAAGACGCAATGAGAATTTTAGGCGATCAATTAATGAAATTCGATTATTAGCCATTGATCAAAATAGAGAATTATCCGACGCGGAGCGTCAAAGAATAGAAGCTAGTGAAGCTGCCATACAAGGAAACCGTCAGCAAATTGACTCTTTTCAGAGGTTAACTACTTCTATACGTGAGGGTCAACAAGCTCAAAGTGAATTGGCTAGGCAATTGGATGTGGCTTTTCAGCAAGAGCGCCTAGAGAAAGCCCTATTCACCCCTGTAGAACTAAGGCTTGAACAACTAAATAGTGAAGCTTCTAAATTGGGAACAACCTTTCTCACACTTACTGAAGCGCAAGGAGTAGAACGGCAAGCAGCTACGATAGGATTGTTAGCCAATTTAGCAGAACGTAGGGCTGCCATAGCCCAAAGGCTAGTCGAAACTCTAGATAAAGAGTTACAAATTCAGCGGGAATTTCGTTCCATATTTGAGGAAACCATTCCAGAATTGCCGGAAGATGCGACACCAGAAGAACGGTCGCGCCAGTTAGACAGACTAATTGATCGCAGAGAGCTATTAGTTAAGACAATTCAAGATGAAACAGAGGCAGAATTACAGAAGCTCAAAGCGCTTCGGGAAGCTGGACAGATTAGTGAAGCTGAATTTGACGCTAGAGTAGAGCTAGCGCGATTAAGCGCCAAGAAGCAAGAATTAGAAATTCGTAGGGATATTACGGAGCAAATTCGTAACCTTGGGGAAATCGAAGGGCGAGCAGATGTTGCGTCTAGAGAAGAAAGACGTATTGCGGCTCTGGAAAGAACTCTAAGATTAGAAAGTGAAAGAGCCGCCCTTGCCGAAAGGAATTTAGAATTTACTCAACGAGAACGAGAGCAGCAGATTTCCAATCTAACAGAGGAAGTTAGAAGGGAAATTGAATTGCAGCAATTTCGAATGACCCTCAATGTAAACTTCAATGATGAAGAATTACAAGCGAGAATTGAAGATATAGTTAATGAAACATTGCGTGAAAGAGGATTTTCTATAGATCGTAGAGCAGTCGCACCAATCCCTTTAATCGAGGCTGATTAATGGCAGGTCGAGTAGACGTGGAATGGAGAAAGGGCTCGGATGGGCTAGGGGGGACGTATGTGTTCAATCCCCGTCCATCGATTCAAAGACCTGGAGTCATACAAAAGTTTGTGGAGTTCAAGATTCCCTTAAAAGATGGCTCTTTAGTCCAATTGCTAAATAATGATTCACGAAGGATCGTCTTAAGGGGAGTATTGGTTGTAAAGAACGCAAATTATGATGATTTAGACCAAAAGAGAATAGAATTTCTCAATGGGATAGGGAACTCCGAAGGGCAATTTCATTTAATCTCAAATAAAGGGCAATCCAATAGTCAACACATCTTTTATAGAGGGATACCAGTACGGATAGATTTTAATCCACAAGAGAGATCCCATGTTTTAGATTACACACTTGAAATTTTATTGGCTGATCCAACAGAGACCATAGTTTGATGCCCGAAATAACTCAAACACTTAACTCAGATACAGACATAATTGTAGAACAGTCACAAACTATAACCTCAGATACGAATATTGAGGCTACTTTATCTCAATTTATCACCGGTAATAGCAATATTATAGTGGCACAGACACAAAGTATATTCTCAGACACTGAAATATTAGTACAAGAAGTGGAGCTCAAGTTATTCAAGGAATCTGATCTATCTACTGAGGTGGGAACAGAGGGAAATCCTATTGCCTTTGGCTCCATTGAAGCAGGTAGCACAATTGTACACTCTGACAATCCTTTTGTTTTGTTTAATGATAAAGGTGGGACTTTGCAATCGGTGGATGCGAGAGACGTTACCGTAACAGTTATTAGACTAGATGTAGTAGATGAACTTTTAGGGTCAAGTGATGGTAGTCCAAGCCAGACATTTTCAGTGGCCTTTCCACCGCTGGTCAATAATAGCTCTTTAATTGTCGTTAAAGTTCAAGATGTTGCGTGGACTAGAGTTTTTACATTTTCAGGTTCCGCTCCAACAGATGAAGTATGCACTATAGATGCAACTACTGGACAGATTACATTCGGTGATGGATTTCAAGGGAAAATTCCGCCTAATGGAAATACGATAAAGGCTTCATATTCTCTAGATACAATTTTGTTCGGTAAACAAGCTGCTGAGCAGCTGTGGATAGGGGTTCAATCATTTGGAGTTATCTCCAATCCCGTTTCAGTTACATTAGAGCGTCGTACTCCTACCGATCTTATTCATGTGACGACGGCGCACAAGCCGATTTCTGCAGTTACAGGTGTATTTTTGATTGATGATCCAAATAGGCTTGGGACTAATTTCTTTACCAGTGGAACATTTGACGCAGCGAATGGTATCATCACTTTAGGAACTTCATTGCCAGATCTTACTAAGGATGTGTTAATAGATTATTCTTACGCAATAGCCGATGATTTGGAAGGCGGGTTTTCGCAAATGGGAAATGGTACTAGTCATTCATTTGCGAATCCAATTCCTAGGAACAACGCTAAGAAGCTTAATTTTAGAGCAGTTATACCATCTTCGGCGTCCCCGTCTGGTATAGACACCATTAGGTTTAAACTGAGGATTTCTTACAAGCAATGAGCTTTAATGTATATCAAGTACAATGTCCTAAGTGCTCGAAAATATACAACACTTCGTTTGGAATCGTAGGCACTACACAGATTGCCGCCCCTTTGAAGAAATGTCCCACGTGTCATACAAATGTGGTAAGGTACGATATGAGTTCTATGGATCATAAAGCGGAGTACGACTCACATTTATGTTTACATTGTGATTGTAATACTCATCATCTTGATTGTTGGTATGATGAGGCCGATAGCATTCTTTATATGTCAGTTGAAGTCAGATCGGGTATAAACATTTGGAAACGACTTAAGGAAGCTATTAAATTATTCTTAGGTTTAGGGCGGGGCTGTTATGTTGATATAGTTTTACAGAAGGAAGGCATACAAAGATTTCGTGATTACGTGGAAAAGATACACGATGCAGCAAGTAGGGGGAGGTGAGTACGAACAATGGCAGCTATTTTTGAATGGGCGGAGTCGAATGAAGCAGCGGAGACAGTCACATTTCCAATTTCTAATGTAAACTTTGGTAATCTGGATTCACCCAATCTTTCATCACCAAACAACAGAGTATTTAGGAATCAGAACAGCTACGAGAAGTGGGTGAGAGGCCGATTTAGTGGCACATATACATCTATTACTAACCTCAGATTTTGGAAGTCTTCAGGAGCTTTATCTACTGATGTGACTATTAAAGCTGCAGTCAACGCGACTTATGCTACTCCAGTCAGTACAGTCTCTACAGTTGCCACAGTCGATGTTCCTACAACAGAAGGAACGGCTTTAAATCCTACTGATCCAGGTGCATCTCCTTCCTTTTCTGGCTATGTTACTATGCAGTTACAAGCAGGAGCCACAGCAGGTCCAGGAGTCGTTCCTACACAGACCTTTACACTGAAATACGACGAGGTTTGATGACGAATTGGGGGAGCTATGAAACTTGACTTAGTATGGACGGCTATACTCAAAGACGGTAGTATTATCAGACAATTTACTGATGAAGCACAAACGCAAGAGAGGTTATTTAGAGAAGTGCAGGAGCAAGAGAATGATTTGCGAGCATTTCAATTAACCAATATAAGATCAAAGGTGTTATACACTGTAGACCTAATTAATGGAACTATCAGGATAGCATCAGCTATAAACAAATTTGGCAATTGTTTAACCGCTGCTCCAGAAGTTGAAGTGTCTGGAAATCTAAAGTACAAATATAAGCTAATCTATTTTAGAAGAATAACTAGAGATTTGTGCCACGGCAGATCGTCCAATTCAGATATGAAAGATATTCAATATTTTTTAGGGTTTCAATTTGTGGATGAAAATGGGCTTATCGGGCAAAAATTGCTACAAATCTCTAGAGATGACGAGGTCTACTTCGCATAATGCCCACTATTACTCAGACAATCACTTCAGATACCGATGTGGTGGTTGAACAGACTCAGACTCTAAATTCTAGCACTGAGATCGTATCAGATATATTTCATACCGATTTTCTATCGACAGTCTTATTGGAAAAAGAATCTTCCACAGATAAGCATGGAAGTGTTGTTGTGACACAGACCATTCCTAGCGCTCCTACCCTTTCGTCAGCTACTGACTTAAAAATTGGGGATAGTGTAAGATTAGTGTGGACGGGAAGCGGCCCTTTCTACAATGTATATTATAAGATTACGGGATCTTTAGATTCGTTCACCAAAGCTAACGGATTTCCACTTCCTAGTAGTCAGACGCAATATGACGTAGGTGGGTTGGTGCTAGGCACTGACTATACGTTCATGGTACGCGGGGTTAATGGTGCAGGGACAGAAGGATCTGACTCAAATCTAATATCATAGATGGTTACTCCTACCTTTGATCCAAGTTTATTTACCGCCCCCACTTGGGAAATAAAAGTGAACAGTGTTACTAGGCCAGATGTCATGCTTAGTAGTGTGGAATTGGGCTATGGCACCGATATATCCAATGCTACATTCACGATCCATAAGGATCCAAGCGAAAGTGGATTTCCTCAGCATGAGGATTTAGTAGAAGTTATTGTAAATGGGGCATCTCTGCTAAAAGGCAAAATAAAAGGTATTACAGATCGAATTAGTTCTCAAGGTTTAACAAAGGTATTTACTGTCCTCTCCAATATTACAACTTTTCAAAACAATGTCGTGTCTATCGACAAAGATCATTTTAATTTTGATAAGAATGAAAACGGAGAGTTAATTGATGAGCAAAACGCCCCAGAGATTCTACAATCTATACTAGGTTTTATTCCTATCGGCACTCCAAATGAATTTCCAGGAGAAATTCATATTACAGATCAAACTTTGCTAGGCGCGGCAGACAGTATAATTAGGAAATTAGGTAATTATAAGATTTTCTACAATCAAGAAACCGATCTTATTGAATTTTACAGATTTGGTCAAGGCGGAGAAGTTACTCGTTTATTTGTAAAAGGTGAAAACATTATTGATTCTAGTCTTACTGATAATCGACAGAACGTAGTAAATAAGCTTACTTTAGTAGGAGCCCCAAAAGCAAAAAGAATTGAGGAAGTTATAGGCTATTCTCTCAATCTTCCACTAAGAGATGATGGAACCGGAGTCTCCAGGCGTAGTTTTACTTTAGAAAAATCGAATGTTCGAGATATTAGAGTGTTAGGAAGCAAGAGAGCCGCTGCTAACATTGTTTATGATAAAGATATCGAAGTGATTCCCGAAGACTTTATAGGCGCGGGCAATGCAGAATGGCCGACTCCAACTATTATTGCAGGCGGGTATGTCGAGGAATATAGCGGTGGAGACTCCGGATTTAAGAGGGCAGTTAAAGAGATTGGACTAACACTTCCAGTATTAGATGACATTACAGTTAGACCTGTTTATAGGAGTCGAAATGAAGTAGATGTGTTTTTAACTGAGATGCCACTACTTCGAGACAATATTTTATTTTCCGGCTTGGTGTCCAATCGGAATATAGGAATTTTGCCTCTTGATGGGGAAACATTAGTTAGAGTTAAATTAGGAGTATCTGTCTTCTTTGGGTCTATAAAAGTGAGATACACCTTTGACGAGGACAGGCCGACTGTAATAGTAGGTAGTGGAACAGTTGAACGTACCATCACAGATAACCAATATCAAATATTTGTGGATACTGTGGTGGGGGAAGAATTTGACAATGAAGATGAGGTATTGGCCGCAATGCAAGAACGAGCACAGGCTGAATTTGAGAAACTCAATAGACCGAGTATAAGCGGCACTATTACAATAGTGGGGGATGAAACTGTTGGTCTCAAAAGCACAGTACTGGTGAACGGGATAAAACTAGACGTAGTAAAAGTGGTACATAATTTTACCAGTGGCTTTACTACTCAAATTGCCCTTACTAATGAACCATTTATAGCGGCACTAGCAGTTGCCGCCCCAAGAGTTGAAAGGCGTCAGAACGCCGAGCGTGTGTCCTCTACAGAATTTAGAGTTACGCTGCTTGAAGATGTGGAAATTGATCAAAATATCGCAGCATTGCGAAAACAGGAATTACAAAATAGACTGCAATTGGCTAGCACGGCTCACGCCGTATATCAGGATTAATAATGGCAAATCTGTGTCCCACTTGTCACAGTGATATTGGCACTGACAGCACCTCTACTTCAGGAAGGATACAAGGTGTACAAGGCACGGACAGTGAGGGGAACCCCGTACCTAAATGGAGTAATGATCCTATCTTTACCAAGTTTGGGCTAAATGGTTCCCCATACGAAGGACGAGACAACATACGAGTCATCCACATAAAAGAAATACAAACCATTCTGCAGGACTTAGAGACGGAATTAGGTATTACCCCACAAACTGCATTCTCCGATATTGATATAGAAACTAAACCAGCAAGAAGGCACATTATAGAGCTCAGAGAGTCTACAGAGAAAATATTAAACTCTTTGGGATTGACTTTAGAAGATTATTTCAAGACCGATTCAGAGGGAAATGATCAACCCCAAAATCCTAAAATTGCCGAGCTTGGGGGGAATGACCCACAGGATGAATGGATAGACACAAATAGAGGTGAATTGTACATCCATACCGATGGTTCGATAGGTGGAACTTTTACCTTACCAGATTCTACAACTCAACAATCTCCTACTTTACCATCTAGGATCCATATTAGGGCTATCCATATAGAAGACCTCAGGCATCCTATAGTAGTGGGCATACCAGCTATCTTAGTAGAGGCTGAATCTGGAACTCTCTATAAGGCAACCAAACGTGGGGCGGTCACCTTCGTAGACGCGGAATTGTGCTGATGCCTAATTTTGGTAATGAATTATTAGATCCGTGGTTTGTAGATAATGATGATGGAACTATTATCCATTTATTTGATCCAATTGCCAGAGAAGTTAATGTAAATGGAGTTGATGAAGTCGATTTCGATTTTTCCAGTGGAAACCGTTGTATAGAATCTAGAATTTCATTTGAACAAAATATTACCCCCAACAACTGTGATTCATTTGATGGTGGTACAACAGAAGTGATTGATTGTAGTGCAAATGGGGGGGATATCTTTAGCATTGGATCATTTAAATTAGATGTGACTCCTGCATTACCTAGTGATATGTCCTTTCATTCTGGTAGCATTTCTCGATTTTCAGATCGATTATCCTTATTCTTAGAAGAGTTTACACCATCTAGGGCTAGCTATTCTACAACTCTTGTAGGAATAAATTTCTTTAGACCTACCAAAACATTTATAACTCGCTATGACTTTATTAATGTAGAATCTTTAGGTAATAGCAATGGTACGGCCAATCAGCAATTTACTATATCAGGGTCTTTGATAAAAGCTCCTACTAAAGGCACACCCATTGTCACCGTGGGAGGAACTAAATGGGCAAAAGTCAATGATTTTTCGTCAAGTTCGAGCATCGATCAGGTATATACTTACAATGAAACTACAGGAACCATAACTTTTGGTAATGGAGTTAATGGAGCAATTCCTGCAAACGAATCAGAAATCGTTTTGAGAATTACTATTCGAAATGGTGGTGGTACTTGGGAATATCAAGGAATAGTACAAAATCCTAAAAATACCATAAATATAGGTGGAGTTAAGTCAGTAAAAGATAAAGTGTTTTATCAGCAAGCACCTATCATAGCGGCTGATGTGTCGCATGTTACTACTATACATTCCGAATTGAATGTACATCATAGTAAATGCACCGGATTTAATACGGGGGAATTATTGGCCGAACGACACATATGGAATTTTTATCATGGGGGACAAGCCACTATATCTAGCCCAGGAGAGGTATTATTCAATATCGGCACTCTAACCAATTTCGTCGATAGTAAGGCCAATACAGATGCTATATCAACTCACACTACTCACGGGGTGGTGGAAATAAATACTGATTGGCCTAATATGAAAGCGGAAACTTTTGCTACTGCAATCAAGCCAGCAGGCTTTTCGGGAGGTATCAATCACTCAGTTATTCCCCGTTCCAGCAATTTGTCTGTAGGAGCTACCTATTGTGAGTGGTCTAAATTGCGAGGAGGTGTCATCACATCTCCAAAAAATTATCGACTCGATTTAACTATATATCCAATTGTTCAAGTTGTGGAAATAATTCGGCATGGTGTTGCTATGCGTGAAGACGATGGTATGGGTGGCTTTACTCCATGGACGTTTGTTTCAGCCCCAGCATATTGGTTATTCTTCGGGTGTTTTGGCCCCCATTCTGGAGAATCGACAGCTGTTCGTCATCAATCGGGAACCATCGCAGTTACAGATAGTGATGGGACAAGCTTTAATGAATCACTAGTTCAGCCCATTGCTCATGCAAGTGCAGGAAGTGGAAGAGCAACTAGACAAATACAGATTGCAGATGTTGTTGGGAGTTTTAGCAGTCCAGTTCCAAATAATTGGAACTTTACAGTATCAACATTGGATACAAAACAAGGTAGGGGTTCATTTGTACGTCGTGTGGCGGGTGACACGACTAGGCACCCAGAATGGGTTAAGATTATTGATGAAACACAAACCTTAACCCAACGGAACAAAGATTATCATATTCATATTGTAGGTTCTCCGCTTCCAGAATTTACTACATTGACGGATGCAATTCCAGGAGATATTACAACATTCAATAATACAATAGCCGAAGATAATAAAAATGTTCCCCCCTTTTCAGGCGCACATGATGATGGATTTGGTCGTAGTGGCATTACTGTTAGCAACGGTGTAACAATAGTGTTTTATGACCCTGTATATAGTTATTTGAAGACGTTTGCTTACCCCGCTGCTGTACTTTCCAATCCACTTCTCAATGTGCCTACGGTGCAAGATCCCCCAGGCCGAGTTTTGAGACCACGCACTGTTGGGGTTATAGAAGCCCCAACAGACCACGATATTTAAAGATGGGTCAGCTTTTTGCCTTAGCTATAGAAAGTTTTAAGCCTCAAGTGCTAAAGGTTGGAATAAGTGATATAGAGATTACAGATTCCAACTGGACGAACTTGATGCGAAAATGGTTCGTCCCCCTTGAAGCAGAAAACACTGAATTTAATGCTTCTACTGGTAGATGGTCTGGGTCAACTTTTACTGGTGGTATTGTTTATTCCGCAAGCTTGACCACAGAGCAGCAGGATGTCGTAAATTCTAATCCATTTCTGCTTACATTTGAGAGCAATAAAATAGTAGCGTATTTGTTGGATTATTTAATTGATGCAGGTGCTATTGAGCCTACAGGGTTTATAGAGCTAAATCCCGATATGCAAAATGATGGAAACGACATGATACATAGATTGGAAAGTTCTGATGAAGGGCTGACATGGAATCGGACTCATACAAACGGTACAGTTAAAGATTCCAGTAGCAATGATGTTTTAGTCACTCCGCCACTGTTTGGATTACTCAATACTGCTATATCAAACAAATATCCAGCCCCATTTTTATTTTTTCGAAGACAGGATGTGGCATAAACAATGGAAAACACACCATTCCAAAATACTCAATTACGTGATCAGTTGGATGCTTTCGTTAAGTCTGGAAAGATCAAACTAAGATACCCCCGTGGCTATAAGAAGTGGAAAGAGAGGTTTGATCTTTCCCTTAAGAGGCACAGAGGGGATGTAGATAAGGCTCTTGATGATATGCATGGAAAGCCTCAGAATCCTAAGAAGTAATATTTTCTCGGCCTTCGGATATATCTTCCTTGATCTTCAAATAGTCTAATAGCTAGCCCCACTTTTTCAAACGAAGGTGGGGCTTTTCTGTATATGAGGATAGAATACTTGAGCAATATTCTTATCTTTGATATACTTGAGGTGAGGGAACCGAGAGAACTTTTAAAAAACAAAAAAGAAAAAATTTACTTATAACTTTTTAATAAAAAAGAAAACTATATAAACCTTTAAATCTATTTGTTTCTATGATATTCTTATTATAAATGGGAAAACTACGATCTTACAACAAAGCACACTGTTGGCAATTTGAAATGAAACTCACAACTCTATCTGAGGATCTTGATTCCTGTAACTTATCTTCAGAAGAAATAGAAAACATACAAATTTCCGATTTAAAATTTTGCTTTATTGATAAATCAGAATCCATAAAATGTTCTGAAATAAAGCGTTTTATAGAGCGATATGAATGGCTAGGAACTATGCCTCTACATCCTACCCATAGGTTCGCTGCTTATTACCATAATATTCTCGTTGGTGTCGTTGTTATGTCTATGCCAAATGCTTTCAGTGTGCTTCTTGGGAAAGAAAACAGGCATATGGAAAGATTAATCGCGAGAGGGGCTAGCATTTCATGGGCTCCTAAAAATACCGCCAGTTGGTTAATTATGAAGTCAATTCGGTGGATGGTACACAATACTAAATACAGATTATTTGTCGCATATTCAGATCCCGAAGCGAGAGAATTGGGTACAATTTATCAAGCCTGTAACTTCATTTATCTAGGGAAGGCGTCCGGTACTACAAGAATGTTTATGGATCCATCTAATCCGCAGCGGTGGTTTTCAGATCGACAATTTAGATCAAGAAGTATGTACAAGAGGTATGCCAATGAATTAGGCATTATGTGGGATCCATCATGGCAATCAAAAGATAAAATTATATGGAAAAACATGCCAAGGGAAATAGAAGAGAGGTTAAGATTAAAAAGTAAAGACTTTCAAGCCAAGTGTGTATCTAGAGTTGTGCCCGCTAAACACAAATATTGTTATATACTTGGAAGAACCCAATCGGAAACCAATAAACTAATTCAGATTTTTGAGAGTCTTAACCCTACCAAAGTGGGCTTGTTATACCCTAAAGAAAGAGGGATATAGCAGGCTGTTAACCTAATACAACAGCTTGTCATCTGTAGTACAACCCCTTGATATATCCTATACAATTAGTTTATATCTACTAATATAAGTATGTTTAAGTCTCTCTAAGTGTCTTTTAGTAATATCTTGACAAATAGGGCTGATATGTGGTATACTTTAAATAGAGATCGAGAGACAACGCAGGAGGCACGAATGAAATTACTGACGGAAGAAATTAAAACGCGACTGCCAAAGCTTTACAGTCAAGATGGTAAAGAGCCGCAGGATGTAAAAATTATTGTGAAGTTTTTTGACCCTTCAGGCAGTTGGACTTGGTATGTTACAGAGGGAGAGCAGGTAGAGAATGGGGATTGGGAGTTTTTTGGACTAGTAGATGGATTTGAGAAAGAGCTTGGATATTTTCGATTGAGTGAAATTGAGCATGCAACAGTTGTTGCATCAGGACTTCGTGGACTGCCACTTGAGCGTGATTTACACTATGGGTTTGAACATACATTAGCGGAAGTCAAATAAAGAGGATGAAATGAGCAGCCTTGCCGTGGTGGTTTACAGATTAATGGAAAGAATAGACGGAGAGAAAGGTAAAGTATATTTGCCATATAGGTTTGCTCAGCTAGTCAAATTGTGGTGCTTGGGGAGAATAAAATGAAAAACATAGATTTTACAGTAGTCAAATATCGATTCTATTCAGACCCAGGGCATGGGTGGTTAGCAGTACCGAAAGAACATCTACAGCAACTAGGTATTACAAACAAGATTACGGGTTATAGTTATCAAAAAGGTAAGACGGCCTATCTTGAGGAAGATTGCGATGCCACAACGTTGTTTAATGCAATAAAAGAGCGCATAGGCAACCCCAATTTAGCGTTTCAGGATATTTACCAGAAAACAATTCATAAAACCTATAGTCCAATTAGAAATTATGACCACTATACTGGTTCTAGTGATGTAGAGTATTGGGAAGTGTACAAATAAGTGAGAGGAACGCGAAATGAAAGATTTGATGATTGATTGGGTGGAGGAACACAAGGGTGAGAATCGGGATGGTACATGGTTTGTAATGGGGCTAGATTGGGTCGGTGAAAAGCAATTTGAAACAGAGCAGCAGATCGATGAATTTTTATGGAATCTAGCAATTGAGGATTTTAGCTTAGTGATCAATATTCCGCAAGATCAAACAGTGGAAGAATAAATGGAAACCTCTTTAGGAAGGCATTGTAGAATTTGTGGTGCCATAATCTCCGATTATAACCCCGATGGAGTTGGAGCCCAATGTCGAGAGGTATGGGAGAGAGCTAGGCGGACTACTTTCTACCATTTCTGTGGCTTGGAATATTGGAAGGCAAAAGTGGACTGGTGGATGCCAGCTTTTATTTTAGCCTTCCGGTTTACTAAATTCCGCTCCGACTGGAAGAGAAATTTCTTCTTATCATTGTCTGCTCAATATAAGGAAGGGAAAAACATCAGTAGTAAACAATTGAATATTGTAATAGATTGGCTTATAGGGAGCTCACATTCGCGATATCCATCTAAATATTCACCGGAGACTTTGGAAGGAGAGTTGTTGCTAGAAGGAGAGGAAGCTATTAAGCATAGGCTCTATTATGAGTTCAGTCATAGTATGACGGATGAGCAATCTGAATATATGGAGAATTGCGCTAAGAAATATTATGGAGAGGCTGGCGCTAAAAGGAAATCTTGACAAAAATACCCTCTGTGTGGTATACTTTAAATGTAGGACAAAAGAGGGGGCAATGAAAATGACAAACTTTCAGCTTTACAATGATGATTTTCTAGCAGGGGATGAAACACGATGTGAGAATGGGGCTTGTGGGGAAGTAGTGAAGATTATTGACACGAAGTCGGTCACGGTTGATGTAGTGGGTAATATTAAGAGGGTATGTGAGGGATGCTTAGAGGACTTTGAGTTGAGTGCCTGAAAGGAGCCTAGATGAAAGCTTACGAGGTTGAGAAGAACGAAGATGAATTTGAGGAAGAACTGAATAGTATTTATGGTAAGGTTGAAATATGCGGTATGGAGTTTCCGCAAGGAGCAGCGTTGAGAGAGTTAGACCCGACAGCTTTTAGGTGTGCTCTAAGTGATGAGCCGATTCGATATGGCTGTGGCGTGTGTGGTGGTGTGTGCAACACAGAGGAAGAAGCTGAGGAATGCTGCAAAGAGGGGGCAGAAAATGAGACTGTGTGAATGTGGCCAAGAAGAAATAACAATCCCTGTAGCATATTTAAAAGAGTCATACAATGTTCGTCCAGTTCGGATTCATCTAGAAGATTTTAAGGAATTAAGAGAATCTAGTTCCGCCTTGTTTTTGGATAAAAGAAAAGGCCAGGATTATGTTAAGAAAGTGGATGGCACCAAGTTTGGTATTAACGTGGCTAGGAAAATCATTGGACTTGTAGAAGGTCATCAGGGCATGAAAGTGGGAGAAGATATTGTCAAATATAAGGATGGTAACACACTTAATCTCCGTAGGTGCAATTTAGAGATAACCTTGTTGGGAGAGTAATATGAAGCGGTGCTCCGCGTCTTTTATAGCAAAGGTGCTAGCATCTGATTTGCCTGTGCATATTTCTAGTTCATTGGAGCACAATTTAGAACCAGACAAGCATTATATTAGGTTTGATCTTTTTGATAGAATTTCATTAGAAGTATCAGACTATAGAACAACAAAGAAATTGATTCCCATAGTTAGAAATCTGGTTGCTTTGTCAAGTAAGATTAAGGTACATGTCCATAAGGAGTAACTAAAATGAAGGGCGTTTGTGATTCTTGTAAAGAAATACAGAAAATATATGGGATGGAAGATTACTGTTGCGTTCTGTGTGTTTTTTCTATGTCTGGTATTTCTCCTGCAGCAATTTCAAAGGACGAAAATGGTACGGTGGTAGTTGACCTATCTAAAGTATGGAAATCTTGACAAGAAATGTTTTCATGTGGTATACTTTAGGTAGGGGGTAGAGAGAAGATGAAAACAGCAACGTTGATTCGAGAAGCCAAAAAGCGGTATCCGTTCCTCAAGAACGTGTGGATTTATATTGAGAAGGGAGGGGGGGTAACGCGATTTACTCCTGCTTCTGAGTTAGGCGGTTCAGATCATATTGAGATTTATCTTGGCTCAATTCGTAAAAACTGGAATACTCCACGCTTTGTAAGGCGACTCGGTAGACATGAGAGGTTTGGGGATTTTGCTCTGGTGGTTCTTTTGCATGAAATTTGTCATGTACAGCAAGGGTATAAGGCATACATAGAGGCATACCGAGAAATTGATGATCTTGATTCACAATCTCACGATAACCATTGGACAGAAAGGGCGGCAGATGGTTGGGCGCGTAAGGAGTTCAAGAGGTGGACGAAGAAAGAGAGGATACAATGACTATTAAAGAATTAGGAAGTTTAGGAAAAGTTTATGTGGTTGTAGCATTGGAGCCAAGCTCTGTGGAGCCTGTGAAAGCAGTCCAAGCGTATGATGATGTAGTGCTGGCTGATGAGAAAGTACAAGAACTAGTTCGTGTTGGTTATGACGCCAGGTGGTATGAGAGGGACATACTGCATACTAACACATCACACAGTTTTGCTGCAGGAGTATTGTAATGAATGCCCAAGGGTATGAAAAGCTAAAAAGGGTCTTACTACAAGGAGACTCCGAGATAGGATTAGAACCATGGAGATTGTGTGGGCAGGTGCTTTATGGTGAGGGAAGTTACAAGGCTAGGTGTGTACAGTTTTATGGTGTAGAACATAGTCATCATGACCTTACAGCAGAACAGGCCGTAAGGATGAGAGTAGCAACTAAGGTGTAGATATGTTAACTCTAGAACCTAATGATATATGTCCCGATTGCGGTGATGTGCTTTCTCTCTTCGAGGGAAGATATGGAGACATTCTTGGCAAATGTCTAACATGCGGGACAGTGTATAAGATCGAGGACAATAAAACGGGGAAGGATTGGTAAAATAACGGAGATTAAAATGGTTATATTGAAAATTCTTGATCGATTATCTTGTAATCATAAAAATTGTTCTTATCCATGTAAATTTAAAATTATGCCGCTGTGGATGGTTACTTAAAATTGGAAAAATAAAAAATGAAACCCTGTTTCAGATGTATAAATAGTCATTTTTTAAATTCTGAAATTCTTAGTAAAAGAGAAAGTTTGGAAATGCAACCAGTTTATCATGTTTTACATTTAAATGGGGTAACATGTGAAAGCGGTACTCTTACACTTATTTGTGATATAATGAACTTATCAAAAAAGAAAAAATTGGCTCATAGCTCAATGGTAGAGCAGCCTGCTTATAACAGGCAGATTCAGGTTCAATTCCCGATGAGCCTACCAAAAATAATATGACATTAACTAAACTTTATAAGTTGCATGGCGGCATATGTTGGATTTGTGGATTAGCTGCTCCCTTTCCAGGGAAAGTACACAGAAGGCATAAACTTAGTGCTAGCAGAGATCATGTCTTAATTCCAATCGGTGAGGTGAAAATATTATTGGCACATAGAGTATGCAATGAATACAGAGGGTACAGGGGCATAAATCCGACTAAAACGTTAATAACAATTTTGCAAAGGGTTGTGGAAGATAGTAGTCGAATATTGAATAGATCGCGAAGAAGGGTTAAAAAATGTACTTAGTTAATAAATTAAAAAGATGGTTCCGAGTCATTACTTGCAAGCATATTCATATTTGGTGTGTTGGCAAGACCGTATGCGGTTATGTCGTAGGAGAATGTTACACATGCGGAAAACTTATATTTAATAAACAAACTCTGTTTAAGTGTAACAATTGTGAAGCTGATGTAATAGTGACAAGTGGGAAGGAACTATCTTCAAGTCAAGCGGATGAATTACAAAAAAGAATGCTATGCAACCCATGCCTAAAGAAGCACCTAGACGCAAGAAATGGGTAAGTAGAGAATCAACATGAGTGGCAGTCAAGAAACATAGGAGATCATATAATGGCTTCATTAGATATTTTCGGGATAGCGGTTATTCTACTTACAGCAGCATTGGCATATCTTATAGCAAAATCGTAAGATGAGGTTATTAAATAGATGGATAAATGGGTACGAGATAATCTGTGTATTAAGTTTTTGATTTTTGGTATTATAATTTTGCTTATTATATTAGCTATGCTACAACTTCTGGAAGTGTGGTGAATAATACACGTCTGTCTACCAGTTTGAAGTATGGATTAATAGACAAACCACTAGACGACGTGTAAGGCTTTTGTAAGGCCATTTTGGAGATCTTGACAAGGGATACTCCCGTGTGGTATACTTGGGGTAGAGGTTAGGGGAAAGGTCGAAAGACAACATGGGAGAAGGCAAGATGAGATATGTAGATCAATTTTCGGCAAAGAGGGTGAAATTGAACGTTTTAGAGTGCGCAAATTGTACGGCAGCGCCGGTGTGTGTAGGAGAGGGGTGGATTCATCAAGACTTTCCTGAACTGTGGTGGTGTGAAAATTGTGTAGAAGATGCCCCCGAAGGTGCCGCGAGGGCTGAGATAAAATGAAACTTCAATATCGAACAATTAATCTAAGGTCTGTTAAAGGCTTTGAGCGAGCAGAGAAGTTACAGAGGCTTGGTTGGGTGGTAGCGCAAGTGGGCTGGGATACCATAGCTCTGAAGCGAGGCACGAAATGATAGCTACCAGTGAAAGAGAAAAGGTAGTAAATATTAATGGGATTCAGGTTTGGCTATCTAAGCCTAAAAGAATAATCAATGGAGTTGTCTTGTATGGAAGAGCATTGTCCGGAGATCATTTTTACCCAATTGCAAAGAGAAGGACAGGCAACAATAGATTTTCTTACCGATGTGGGTGTGATAGTTATGTACTGAGTGGGAGATTATGTAAACATATTGCTACTTTCATAGTAGTTGAGAGAGGGGAAGAGGGGGTAAAATGAAATTTGAGATTAAGCATAAGACTTCGGGAAGGGTTCTGTTCTCAGGAGAGTTTGGTAGTTTCAAAATTGCCGTTGTTGCAGCCGTCAATTCTGGAGCAAACCTATGGGAAGCAAACCTATGGGGAGCAGACCTATGGGGAGCAGACCTACGGAGAGCAAACCTACGGAGAGCAAACCTATGGGGAGCAGACCTACGGGAAGCAAACCTACGGGGAGCAGACCTACGGGGAGCAGACCTATGGGGAGCAGACCTACGGGAAGCAAACCTATGGGGAGCAGACCTACGGGAAGCAGACCTACGGGAAGCAAACCTACGGAGAGCAGACCTACGGGAAGCAAACCTACGGAGAGCAGACCTACGGGAAGCAAACCTACGGAGAGCAAACCTATGGAGAGCAAACCTATGGGGAGCAGACCTACGGGGAGCAGACCTATGGGGAGCAGACCTACGGGAAGCAGACCTACGGGAAGCAAACCTACGGAGAGCAAACCTACGGAGAGCAAACCTATGGGGAGCAGACCTACGGGGAGCAGACCTACGGGGAGCAAACCTATGGGAAGCAAACCTATGGGGAGCAGACCTACGGGAAGCAAACCTACGGAGAGCAAAAAATCTAAATATTTCTAAAATTACACCATTGATGTTGTTACTAGATCAACTAGGAAAGATCAGGGCGTACAAGTTGGTTACTGAGAAGGGAGTTGAGCCTTTTAATGGAGGCATTGTCTATCAAATTGGTAGAACCTATAGAGAGCAGGGGAACTCTGACCCCTATATTCAATGTGGGTCAGGTATCAATCTTGCAACATTAGATTGGTGCATGGATGAGTGGAGAGAGGGATACAAAATCTTTATAGCTGAGTTTACGGCGAAGGATATATTAGCAATCCCTGTCGCAACAGAGGGTAAATTTCGTGTTAGTAAGTGCAAGATTGTTGGGGAAAAGAACTTGAAGGAAATTGGATTGGTGAAATGAAAAAGGGAAAGGATAAGATGAAATATATATATATCGCGCCTTCGCAAACGATCGTAGTACAGATACATGCGTCATTGCTAAGAATACCCACGAAGCAATTACTACTTTGGAGAGTTTATCTTATTGGATGAACAGAAATTTAAAAGTTCTTGAAATTCATCGACTTGCAAGGGTGAAACAATAATGGCTCAAGCTAACCCAATTCATCAAGATGTTATGGGTGCTCCCTTTAATATAGGGGCAATGGTAAGAGTAATTGGCTCAGGCGATGAGACTTTTGACGAGAGATTTCTAGATAAGGTGGGGCAAGTAGAATACTACGAGTACGAATGTGGTTGTGGTCAAATCTTTCCAGAGCAACCCATGATTGGAGTTCGATTTTCCACTGGCGAATTAGAAGAATTTTGGGAAGAGGAATTGATTAGAGAGGTCTATAACTAAGGGAATAGAATGAATCCTAAATTGAAAAGCAGACTTGTAGAATATATTAAGCAGGGTATAAAGCAGGAGCATGATTATCACTATTCAGAACTTGGTGAATGCCACGACAGTGAAAAGTGTGACTATGAAGTCTGCTATGAGGGGTATGCTTTGATTAAAGAATTGAGGAAACGAAATCGATGAATAATGGAGAGCAATCTTTGTATATAGATGTTACATGTTATAGTTGCGGAAAGCTTATGTCTCTTCCCAATGCATTTCAAATAAATGACAAATACTTTTGTATGGGTTGTGCTTCGGAATATGACTGCCCTACTTGTGATAAAAAGACGAGAATAGCGGGACTAAAAGACCATTTGTCTATGAAAGAAGCTCGAATCTCCGGCATGTGTCAAGTGTGTCAAGACGAGGTATTTGATTGATGCATGATTTGGTTACTCTCGCGTATTGGCAAGGATTCTTAGAGTTAGAGGACTTTCATATCAAGTTAGAGCGAATTAGAACGTGGCAAGTCTGTAATGGAGCTCACAAAATTGGGCAGAGTTTTGTTGGAGTCCATGCAGACAGGAAGTCTAAGGAAGCTATCATTCACCATACAAGAAGATTGACAGACGAGGATATTGTGCATGAATTATTGCATGTCAAGCATCCGAAATGGTCGGAATCTAAAGTTAATTTAGAAACTCAGAGATTATTAGAAAAAGTTAAATCGGGGTGAAACAATGATAAAAATAAATAGAGTCAAATATGAATCTAGAAAGAGGGACTTGAAACGGCGTAGGTTTGTGCTGTGTATAGGTCGTTTGTATCGTTTTCATATTAATAGGGGTGAATTGTTGAACTTGCATTATCAATTAAATAGGATTTTTCGTTGAAATGAAAAATAAAATTCCAGTATTATATGTAGGAGAACAAGTAGGCGCAACAGATGATGAAATTTTAATTCTTGTTGATGACCCTGCTGGAAGTACAAAGGTATTTAGACCTGATATTCATGAGATTGTGGGAGTATCTACTTCTGCGTTGTCTAGGGGGTTTAAAGTGTCAGATGATCTTGCAGAGGCCATAGGGGGCGTATGATGGATTATTTTAAACAATTATTGTTCTTTACTATTTTGTGCATCATTCTCACTGTTGTTATGATTTTCGTCGTATCTATTCTTCCAGTACATTCAGCAGAATGTCAAGCCATTTGGCATGATCATTACAAAAGAGGATTGCCAAATCCTTATAGGGTAAGACATATACACAAGATTTGTGGAACAGTAGAAGGTCATTACAAAGATGATAAATTATCAGAGCAAATCTATTACATTCCTGAATATTACAAACCAGAGGGGGAGAAAAATGACCGATAAAGACCCTCTGTATGGTCACAGAGTCGGTTCATTTCCTTGCGTCGTTCCTAAATGTCAAGGACACAAGGCTGCATATTTGTCCAGTATTCATAGGCTTTATGAACAGAAACCTAAAAACAAAATTAAAGAGACAGAGCGTAGACTGTCTGAGTCAGTGGGAAGAAAGATAAAATTGGGGGGAGCAATGGGTAAAGCTAAGAAATTGGCCGCGAAAGAACTTGGAGTCAAATGTTTTAATGCAATGACTTCAACAGAGTTAGATGAAGCGATCAATTTAGCTACGGAGCTTAAAAGCACCCCGCTTGGGGGGAATCAAGATGAGCATAAAATCGATAGATTAGAGGCTATTCAAGCAGCGGCACGAGAACGTACGAAAGCGCGGTTTGCCGCAATTAAGGCCAAAAAAGAACAGCAAAAATGAAACAAGCAATGACTGTGAATGAACCTGAATTAATAGCATTGTGCCCATGCGGGGAGGTGAACTATCTGCCCAATGTGTCGGAGAGACCGATGCTGCGATTTGATCAACAAGTGTGGTATCCCAAGTTGGTTGCTGTACGGTGTACTGGTTGTAAAGACGAATTGAGGCTTGATTAGCGTAGGAATCTTGACAAAGAACACTTCCGTGTGGTATACTTGTTGTGTGCGCCTTGGGGCGTGACTCTTTCTCATGTGGTGCTTGCCATTGCGCGGGGGTGGTAGATGGGTAAAGTAAATCAGGGGCTGATAGAAGAGTTGGTAATTACGGACTTGGGGGAGAGCGCACTGCATAGGGGTGGCTGGGGACTAAGAGAGTCTGTAGAGGCGTTGGATGGCTCAGAGCTTTCTACAGATATCCCCAGCTTCATGTCATGTTTTGGGCAGTTGGTTCGGAACACAAAGACCCTCTTGGAGCAGCTTTATGGGGTGGACTTCAAAGAATTGCTGAGGTTAGCTGACGCAGGAAAACTCCCCTCACTTAAAGTAGAAATACAGAAGTCTTGACATGAAAGGAAGTCTGTGGTATACTTTGTGTAGGTCTCATGTGACTACACAACAAGGGGGTAATCGATGAATGGTGCTTCCTGGTATAAATTTCGAGGGTTTCCGGCCTCAGCGTCTACGGTGTCATTGAATGGTAGAAGCCTTCTAGATGGTCAATGGAGTGACACAGAAGAAACGGTATCCGTTACCGTACCATATAGCAAGGATTCAATCACTGTGGATACATCTATTCTAGGAGCCCCACTTGGAAGACTTTGGAGAGTGTTGTATCAAAACCATGAGCATACCGCCTTAAAAGATGTTTTGTTGAAATACTGGAAGCACACAGGTGTTCCCATGGTCGAAGTAGACTTGATTAAAGGAAAATTGGAAGACGAAGAGTCTAATGAAGATAGGACAATTGTGCTGCGAAATAGGGTTCTTCCATTTAAAGAAGAATCAGATGGTCGGTTCCAGAGGGCGATTGAGGGGGTTCAACAGTCTGGATTAGGGTTTGATCGAGCCGTCGTTGGTAGTTGGGGACATAATATAGAGCTCCAATTTCTCAATACGAAGCTACGTCAGCAGGTATCTAAGGGAGATTTCGTAGATTGTGGGTTGTTCGTAGCGTTAAATGGAGACGTTCGGGTATCTGCTGGCTTGAATCGTTTGGTGTGTACTAATGGTTTAGTTCAGAAGATGGACGTGTGGCATGAGAGGGATTACTCCTTCTCTCCGGAATATGTAACTAGCGCGTCTAGGTTAATGGAATGGTTTAAGAGTATACATGGCGAGAAAGTCGGTAGCGTAAGGGAAATTTCTGTAGTATTAGACCTCTTTCCCAAGACCTTCGTAAACAAATTTTGGAAGAAATGGTCTGAGAGGATTGAATTGAAAGAGCTTACCTGGTACGAAGTAATTGATGATCTGACTAGGGCGGTCAACACAACTTTAGGGGCTATTCGTTATAATACCTTGGAAGTATCACAGCGCATTCAAGGATATGGGCAGCGCTGCCATACATGCCAAGCTCAAGTCACAGTAAAGTAGGGGAGCGAGGGGCTGGGTACTCTCGGTTCCTAAGTTGCAACCGTCCCCCAGCAAGGCCACTGAGACGCACACTCGGTGGAGTACACATACAACGCTGAGCCAAATTGGTACTACGGCGGAGCGAGGCAGATTGTGGTAAGGCCAGCACCTGTTGTGTCGGCGGTCTGCCAGACTCCACTATTTTCATTGAGACTACCTAAATTGGGATGAGATTGAGTAGAAAATTGGAGCGACGATTAAAGAGGAAATAGGTAAAGAGTAATGACTACAGTTGGTATTATTACTGACTTAGATTTTGTTCATAGAATTTCTGAGGAAGTAAAACCAGAAGCGGAAAATTTAGACCTACTTTTTATGCAATTGGAGAATGCTTTGGGTAATTCGTCGACTCCTGGAGTGGGACTTGCTGGTGTGCAGATAGGATTAGTTAAGCGAGTAGCAATTGTCAGAACAAAATCTACAAAGCTCAATTTGTACAATCCAGAAATAATTGAGAAAGATGGTGCGGTTGTTTCTCCTGAGGGTTGTCTTAGCCTTCCTGGTGTCTCTCGTAGCGTCCTTAGGGCAGCAGAGATAACCGTAAAAAATGGAGACGGTAGATTGTATGCATTATATGGGTTTGATGCCGTTGTGGTGCAGCATGAAATATCACACATGAATGGGAGGACTATCTTAGACGAGGAATGTAGGGTCTTACAAGTAGGAAGAAACGATTTGTGCTTGTGTGGTAGTGGCAAGAAGTACAAGCGGTGTCATATAAACAATCAGATTGAGTTACAGCAGATGTTGGTATCTAGATGAGATCAATTGACCCAATTTGTGGTCGATAACAAGGAGGATTGGATGAAAAAGGGAATATTGATTGTGGGGCTCTTATGCGCTTTGTGCTTAGCCATGCAGATCGCTTTTGCCGCGCCTGGTAACTCAGGCAATGGAGGCAACAACGGAAATGGCGGCGGGATTAATAACCCTGGTGTTGGTGGTGGTAATGGTGGACAGGGTGGAAGTGGTGGTAACGGGGGGAATGGCGGTCAGGGTGGACGTGGTGGCGCTGGTGGTAGTGGGGGTAGTGCAACCGCGACTAGCACTGGTGGGAGCGCAACCGCAATTGGTGGAGTTTCAGAGGCATCATCAACCAACGAAGGTGTGAGCAATAGCACTAGCGTTAATGCGAGTGATGAGACTAAAGTATACTCATATGGACATGCAGTTCCAACATCTGCTCTCGGTACAGATGGTATTTCAATTGGGACAGTATTTGGTGGCATCGGTCTGTCTCAGACCTCAACGTATGCCAAGACCGACAACTACATTGCTCGCTTAATTGAGGCTTGCAAAGCTGGAGTTATGACTGAGGACGAATGCCGAACCAGTCATAGGGAAGCACTGAGACGGTTAGAGAATCGGTCGAAGTCTAATGATCGTGGTTTGTTGAATATGTTTGGGCTCTTTTAATAACTAATATTTTTGTGTCCGGTAGTTTCTTCTATTAGATTTTGTAGACGATAGATCATAATGTTAAGTGTGATGAAAGGGATATTATGAAAGAATGCATAGTATGCAGATACAAAACGAATAATATGGTAAAATTAAAATCTGGTTTCAAAGTTCCTATTTGCAATGAGTATGAAGATGATAGTTGTCTAATCAGTTCAGAAGCAGGAAAATAAATGTATAGTATTAATGTAATAACATGTAAAGATCTAGTGGATGCTATAGAAATGGAGCAAATGCGCCTAGGGCACGATCTATCCAATTCTGAATTACAAGATTTAGTCCATAACTTGATCAGAGAAGGTAAGGCCAAAGTTTTGAGTGTTTCTAAAGAGAAGCCTGATATAGATTTGTTGGCGGGCAACCTAAGAGAGGACGGAGTGAAAGTATTAAATATTAATGAAGAAATGAGACAAAAGGGGCAAGGCGAGAAATGAGGGTTATATTAACTGCTCTGTTAGTGGTGGTTGTTATAGTGAATTTGTGCATTAATGTCTTTTTGTACCACAATTATACTAAGCTAAATGTAGATTTGAATAGAAATATGAGAAATACAATAACTGCTGTTGGCTTGTTGCGGGGTGAATATGAAGCATATAAGACTGCTAATTTAAATACTTGGAGAAATCAAGGTGGTTTCAATGTTTTAGTTGCTAAACAGATTAATCATTTGCAACTTAAAATTAATGAAGCTTTGGGGATTAAATAATAGGAGGGTAGTATGTCAGGCTTTGTCAGCTTCGGTGGTGGATTAGATAAGGTGGAAAATTTACTATCAGTTCCTGTTTGGGTAGTTTTAGGCGGGCAATTCGGCTCTGAGGGGAAAGGTGCTTTTATAGGCTGGTTGTCAGACCCTAATAATCCGAGGAATATCTTAAATTCAACTGGTTTGAGTAGGTTAGCAATTGTCAGAACAGGTGGTCCTCAAGCCGGACACAGCATCCTGTACAACGGAAATCGCTATGCTATGCGGCAGGTGCCCTGTGGATGGTTCAATATCGATGCACAGTTATTTATCGGACCAGGAGCCCTTATCGATGTAGATGTGCTGCTTAAAGAAATTAGGGAAATAGAGGCAGTTACGGGCAAATCTCTTGATCAAAGATTATTTATTGATGCTAGGGCTACAATAGTGGAGGAAAAACATAGAGAAGCAGAACGAGATTTAGTGAAAGGGATAGGCTCTACGGGAGAGGGAGTCGGTGCGGCACAGGCTGATAAAGTAATGAGGAAGGCTTTGGTAGCCAGTGGTGTATCAGAATTGACGCCCTATCTTGCTGATGTTGGCGCTATTCTGCGGGATAAGATTAGGAGTAAGGATACGGCTGTGATTGTAGAATCCACGCAAGGATGGGGATTATCCTTAAATAGTTCCTTTTATCCCACAGTCACTAGCCGTGACATAACTCCCGCTCAAGTGCTGAATGATGCGGGGATACCATCCAACTACCCCCATGGTGTAATATTGGTCATGCGCACCTACCCAATAAGAGTTGCTGGGCCATCCGGAGATATGGTTGGGGCAGAACTTACATGGGAGCAATTGTCTGCTGGTACAAATGGATATATCAAACCTGAGAGGACTACCGTTACTAATAGAGTTAGGCGCATTGCTAGATGGAGTGATAATTTTGCGCTCAAAGCTATAGATGCTTGTAATCCCGATGCCATAGCGCTAAGTTTCTTTGATTATCTCAGACCTGATTTGGCGTCAAAGAATCTAGATAGAAAGGCTGAGGACTTTATAGAAGACCTAGGAGGTAGATTAAATACGCCCGTCTTGTGGGCTTCGACAGGCTTTCAGGAGTGGATACCAACAGACCTTTTAAATTGTTGGTGTCCTTATGAAGGAGCATGAATGAATTATCATAAATACACATTATCTAACTTTATAAGTCGGCACTACAACAGTACAGAAGATTTCTTGTTCACGAAGATAGTTAAGGCTCTACCATTCTTGTATGTCAATACTGGGCCTTGGTTGGCAGGAGGTTCTGTGCGCAGGATAGTGTCCGGTGAAGACGTTAAAGCAGATACAGACTTTGATATCTTCTTTTTAAACCAATCTCAGCGCGATGATTTTATTCAAGATCTTGAAAAGAAGGGGGCGAAATTGATATCAGAGAGGGAACACGTTAAGAATTATAGTTTCCCCATTCCAGGTACAGAAAATCACAAGGTTAAAATACAAATTGTGTTTATGAAATATTACACTACTGCTGAGGAGGTTCTAGATTACTTTGATTTTACTATTTGCCAATGCTTGACTGACGGAGAGACACTTTTAGTAGGAGAATATACTTTGTGGGATTTAGCTAGAAAACGGCTGGCTATTAATAGAGTCACTTATGGAGTATCAACTCTGCGCAGGTTGCTCAAATATTCCAGACAAGGATTCAATGCATGTTCTGGCGCTCTAGCCACTATTTTGGAGCAGGTAGTTCATGACCCGTCCATCGTGCAGCGAGAAGTAGAGTATGTGGACTAAGGCGAAGATTGTGCTTCTATCATTTGTAGCCTTGCTGATGGGAGGATGCGGAGTCACTCATTCGTGGTATGAATTTTATAGACTGAAGCTTGTTGTATCAACGCCCTATTATAGTAGGACTTACATTCAAGAATTAAATTTCCAAAGTAGACTAAGACATAGTACAAAACCTGCTCGTAGATCTATGGTCTTCTATGGGAAGCTCACAGAGGTTAAAAAAGAAGCAGGGATAAAGTTTGTTTTTCCATTTTAGGGGGGATAAATGAATTTTAAACGCAAAGAAAAATCTGTAGAAGAGATGAATGAAGCTGAATTGTGGGGCGAGATGAGGAAGATTGGTAATGACTTGCGCCGACGAGGAAGCGCATTGAAGTTTTTAGACAATCTACCTTTAGTTTCCAGAGGCGTTTCACTAGATCTTCTGTTAGAACTTGGCGATTCGCCACTTATCCAATCGAAATTATGTGTAGATTGGGAAGATGTTTTGTTGCGAAAGGATATCGATCTTTATATTAACCATCTGATTCAAAAGACTCGTAGTAGACTTCGCTTTGCTTTGTCTAGGGAATATACGGAACCATCAACTCCCCGAAATATTGATTCATATCTTAGCTTGTTTGATGGCCTTTGCTCTGGAAGAAGCAAAGCTAGCATTGCTTCAGAGTTGAGCATAAGCCAGCAGAGAATCACCCAGATGTTAAGTAAATTAAGAGAGTTGAAGCCCATACAGGATTTCTATAAGCATTTAAAAGAGCTCCAATATGCCTGATGGAGCGAAGGCCACTAGCGTTAGTTATAGTTGGATGGCATTATACAACTGGTGCCCTAGAGCATTTCGCTACGAAAAAGTAGATAAGGTTATCCCCGATTGGCCTCAATCCATTGCTGCAATTCACGGTAGAGCTCTCCATCGCGTAATAAATGCGATGTACATATCTAGAGATTTTGATTTGGCCTATCTTCGTAAGATATGGCCGTCTATTTATAGTGATCAATTACAAAGAGATCAGTTTTTCTTTAAAGATAATAAGAAAGAGACTGAGTGGTTAAATAAGGGTTACAAAGTATTGGAACAATTTCATAGACTCGCGCAAAGAGAAGAGTTGTTGGTTCCCCCACTAAAGACAGAATGGAAATTTAGGTTAGATTTGGGAGATATCTCAATAGTTGGTGGGGTAGACCTAATAATTAAGAACTCAAATAGAATTAGACTTTTGGACTCTAAGATGGGGCTTATTCAGCTTGAAGAGTCGGAACTATCTGAATATGATCAGCTTGTGATTTATAGTTTAGCCACTAGGCGGTTATTAAAAGTGGAGGAAGATATTGCCGGATTGATTTATCCACAACATGATAAGATCGTTTATGCTCCTAGAAAGTATATTGAGGAAGATTACGAAAAGCTCCTAGGTAGGATACATAATATCATTAACAAAGTGGATTCTAAGAAATTTGACCCTACTTACAAAAGTTGTTATATGTGTAGATATAATCGCCGCTGTAAAGCGGAAGACTTAGCCACTAAGACTGGAGTAGATTTTAGGTGGTTGTATGAGACTCCGGCGAAGAGAAATTGATCTTGGCTACAGCCTGTAGTATACTTAAGGGTAAGGTGAATGTCCTCAAAATATAATGCTATACTAAAAGGAAGACCTTCTAGGTGGATTCCGCCTGGGATGCCCCCAAGCCCCGATCATAAGACTTTGCAGGGGCTGAGAGGGCAAATATGGGTTTCATCATATGTCGAATCTCTTACTAACCGAAATTTGCTGGCATATGCTCGGCATTGGTATGGACAGGATCCCATCAGTGGAAAGTTATTCCCATTCGATATAGAAGTATTTACTAATAATGGGAAGTATGTAGCGGGGATTGAGGTAAAATGTAAGCGTCCATTCTTCCATTTAGGGAGCAGATGGACTGGCTTAAATGAAGATCAATTCTGCCGAATGTTAAGGCATTTGAAATGGCGAAAGAGACTTCTTATTGTCTTTGTAGAGTCTAAAGATAAGATTTATGGACATGATATCACATTTCTCGAAGACTTTCAAAAATGGGGCTATACGTATATGGTAAAGGACAAATCTGGTCAGAAGATAGTGTGCTTTCCTGTTAATTTGTTGTTGCCTTTTGATCTTTTGTTAGGTGCCATGGAGATTAGAACAAATGCAGAAAATTAAAGATATTGAGGGATTGAAGGCTGAAGTTAGGAAAGGACTTCGTAAATATTTGGAAGTCAAGGGGACTCAATTCTCCAGCAATGGTCAGCAATTCAATTGTCCCAATCGTGCTTTTCATGAGAATAACGATATTCATTTTAGCTGTGGATTTTGGCCAGATGAAGAGCATTGGAAGTGTTTCGCCTGTAATCTGAAAGGTGATATCTTCGATGCTGCCCATTATTTAGAAGATAAACCTTCAAGTGGTTCTGAATGGATATCTAAGACATTGATTTATCTTGCTGATCTTATGGGTGTATCCTATGATTATGAAGAGCTAACACCAGAAGAACGACTGAGGCAGAGAGTCTATGAGGTTTTAGCCATAGCTGCATCTTTGGCTCATACTGGTTTATCTAAGTCTGAGCTAGCTATGAATTATATTAGGAAAAGAGGCTGGCAAGAAGTGGCTGGGGAGTTCAAGCTTGGATATTGTTCCTATGACAAGCTGATAGATGCATTGGGAAAAAGAGGATTCGAAACTGAGGTACTTAGTAGAGCAGGACTGATACATAGGGAACTATTTGATAGAAGGTTGCTCTTTCCCGTGCACGATTCAAGGGGCAGAGTTGTGGGATTTGCAAGTCGTGCAATCGATGATAGACCTTCTCCCGACTTTCGAAAGTATGAAAACTCCAGCACATCTATGGTCTATCAGAAATCTGAGACGATCTACAATCTTAATCACATTGCTGGAGACTCCGCTATAGTGGTGGAAGGATTTGCTGATGTACTTACTATGTGTCGTAGAGGAATCAAGAATGCTGTAGCTATATGTGGGATTTCTATGACTGATAATCACCTCAAGGCACTTATTAAGAAAGGGATAAAAAAGATTGCATTTTGCCTAGACACAGATAAAAGTGGACAGGTGGGAGAAGAGGCTATCATAAGCAGAATAACTAGCGCCCATGATCTGGAGATCAGCATTAGGCAAAGAGATGAATGCAAAGATCCAGACGAATGCCTAAACAAACATGATTTTTTGCTCACGTCCAACAATGTGTCTCTGTTCGATTTCTATGTGGCCGCGTATAAAGCTACATCTAATAAAATTGATAGAGATAGAGCTTTGCGATCTATACTTCTGGAGAAGAGCCCCATTGACCGCGAGAATTTATGCAAGAAGATGGCTAAGGAATTAAGTGTTAGGATGGACGTAGTTTTGCAGGAGTTTGATCACATAGTCGAGAAAGAAGGCGATGAAGGCTTAGTAAGTGCTGCTGATGTGATCAGGGAAAAGTCAACTTTAGATAGGGAAATAGTAGAGTTTGAGAAATCTGCATGGAGGCGGGAGGAATTATTAGGACTATCGTGTGGGTTTCCAATTTTTACAGAGAAGATGGATGGATTGCAGCCACAAGTGTACTTGTTCGGAGGTGTAGAAGGCACTGGCAAGAGTGCGTTCACCCGAAATTTGTGCTTCCAGGTCATTAAGGCCAATCCAGGAAAAGCATTTGTCTTGTTTGTCTCCATAGATGAGCCCGTCAGTGAAGTTATAGCTCGTTTGTTAGCCATGGAAACTGGTCTAGAAATCAATGCAATGAAGAATCCCAAATATAAAATACAGGCAAATAATGCTTATTCTTCTCAAGAGAAGGAAGAACTATTGGGGCGATATAATGACGCTTTGAAGACTCTTAGGAATATGTCCCATTCAATAGCTATAAAAGATGAGACCCACATTCGTGATATTCGAGATATTAAAAGACTTATTGGCATGTATAAGCAGATAGCAGAAGGTCGTCATCTTATCGTGTGTATCGATAGTGCTCACAGAGTTAGAGTTCCGCAGCGTTTCGGCTCTGGGATGAGAGAAGCGGCCATTGAAATCTCCGACGCACTGAAAAGCTGGCGGAATGATTATGGGGTTACTATATTATCTACCGTAGAGCTACGAAAGCATGGGAATGGTAGACCTATTGCAGATGATATAAAAGAGGCTTCAGATTTCAAGTATGATGCAGATTGTGTTGGACTTATGTATAATGATATTGCTATATGTCAGGAAGCAGCTAAGCTACGGTTCGAATTTGGGGGTGCATGGCAACCCGTAGTGGAGATCAATTTTACCAAGAACAGAACGTCTTCCTTCAAAGGTAGAATGTACTATAAATTCTATACAGACTTTCATAGAATGGTAGAATGTACTGCAGAAGAGATGCAGATGTACCATAGATTAGCATTTCCTGTGACCATGCCTGAAATAGGAGTACCTGCTTAATGGTTTCTTTGTTGCATAAGCTTATTGAAAAATATCCCGAAGGTGCAAACTGTGATAGGACGGGGGTCGGATTTGTTCCAGGTGTAGGATCAACTCCGGCAGAGATTATGATTATCGGTGAGGCTCCAGGAGCAGAGGAATCGCGTCAAGGTAAGCCATTTGTCGGTCCGGCTGGAGCATTATTATCAGAATGCCTAAAGGGGGCGGGTATAAACAGAGATAATGTGTACATTACCAATGTGGTGAAATTTAGACCTACCTTGGAGACTTCCAGAGGTGTAGAAAATAGACCCCCGACTCACAAGGAGATCACAGATTATGTTCCTTTCCTCATTAAAGAAATGCAGGATGTCCAGCCGAAGCTGATAATTTTATTAGGCGCAGTTGCTCTCAAGGTATTTTCAGGTAAGTCTGGTATCACTAGAGCGAGAGGGTTGATAACTACCGATCAAGTATTGGGATGCAAATTGCTACCTACGTATCATCCTTCTTATATATTGCATAGTATAGGAGATTCTAAAGTGAGATTTAAAGAGCAATTAATCAAAGACCTCTCTACTGCCAAAACATATGTAGAAACTGGTTCTTTGGAGGTGAAGAGAACTCCGACTCATTATACATTGGTAGATTCAACTGAGGGATTTGAAGCTCTGATGTGTAGATTGTTCAATGCTCCAATTGTAGATTTTGACCTTGAAACTACAGGGCTGAATTATGACACTCATGAGATAATGTGTGTAGCTCTGTCTCCAGCAGAAGCTGAATCATATGTTGTTCCCTTGTTGGTAGGGGGTAAACTATATTGGGGAGATAAACATCAAACCGTCATAGATCGATTGAAAGGATTCTTTGAATCGGATATCCCCAAGTCTGCACATATGGGCTCTTTCGATGTTCAGTTTTTGAGAAAAGTTGGCATTCGTGTAAAGAATTTCGCCTGTGATACTTTGATTATGCACTATCTACTGAATGAGAACGCGAAAAGTCATGGTTTGAAGGAATTGGCTCTTGAATATACTGATTTAGGTCTTTATGATGCTGAGATAGAAGAATGGAAGAATAAGCTGATTGTCACTAATGAACCATGTACTGCTTGTGGCGGCACGGGGGAAATATCTGGTAGTGGTGCGATATGTGGAAGCTGTAGAGGTAAGGGAGAAGTAAAGCCCGCTTACTCTAAGAAAACGGTAGACTTTTCTAAGATTCCCTTTAGTGTGATCTGGCCTTATGCTGCGGCTGATGTAGATGCGACAGGTAGATTGAGACGAATTTTCCACAAACAGTTGGAGAAAGAAGGTCTAATTCCATTATTTAAAAGAATTGTTATGCCCGCACAAAATACCCTGTGTGAGATGGAATGGAACGGAGTAAAAATAGATGTCGATAAACTGAGGAATATCCGATCTGAATATGAGAAGGCGGCAGCAGATATTGATATCCAATTGCGGTCTCACCCGTGTAATGCTGAAGCAAAGGAATTACTTGAGGTCGAAGAAGTAAATTGGGGATCTCCCGTTCAGTTGCGGCGTATATTGTTTGACATTTTAAAATTAAAACCAGTCAAGACCACGAAGACAGGTAAATCATCTACTGATGAAGCCACATTAAAAGAACTAGCGAGAATGCATGACATTCCTAAATTGATTATGCAGAAGAGGTCATACGAGCATTTGGTATCGGCATACGGAAGCAACTTTGAATCTTTCATTAAGAGTGATGGAAGAATACATACGAAATTACTTATGCATGGAACAGAAGTCGGGAGATTATCTAGTAGAAATCCGAATCTACAGAACATTCCTCGTATGGAATCAGATATGGACACAGGAGAAGCGACAATAGCCAGTAGGGCAAGGGATATATTTATATCACCTGAAGGCAGTTCGCTAATTGAGTTAGATTTCTCACAAATTCAATATAGAATTTGGGCTTTCTATGTGGGTGACTTGCGAATGAAGGAAGCTCTGGAAACAGGACAAGATATCCATAGATTAAATGCTTCTGTAATATTCAATAAATCTTCGGAGTCGGTTACTAAGGAAGAGCGCCAAGCGGCTAAAGCGTTTACTTATGCTGTTATTATGGGAGCCTCACATTGGAAGATAGCTCAGCATTTCAAGATAGATGAAGATAGAGCTATGAGGTTGTTGGACAGATGGTATTCAATACATCCGTTGGCTCGTGAGTATAACAACCGGATGATTCTCAGTGCTAGATCACATGGGTTCGTTACTAATTTGTTTGGAAGACGGCGGCGGCTACAAGATATAGTGGCACCAGATAGGAAGATTAGGGGGCATGCGGAGAGGAGTGCTATTAACGCCCCCATTCAAGGTTTAGAAGCAGACATATTATTCATTACTATGAACCGTATTAGGAAAGCCTTTACCAATTCAGTTCCGGCGGCTAGATTGCTTTTGACTGTGCATGATTCCATTGTGGCAGAATGTCTTACAGAGTTATCACACAAAGTAGCTCAAATTATGTACCGAGAGGCCACGAAGCCGATTCCAGGGTTTAACATACCTATAGAAGCTGAAGTAAAGGTTGGCCAATCCTTTGGTAGTATGAAGCCACTATCTAAAGATCAGATACTTGAACATTCTCAAAGTCTATGATATACTTTACTTGGGGGTGATGGAGATATGAGTAAATTTTTGGAATGCTTAAATCAGTGGGCAGCTAGCTCCGATGAACTAGGATTGGGGTATTCTCTGCTCAAGCTTAAAGAGGGAACTTATAAGGTACGAATATTAGATGAATTTCCAATTTCCAAAGATGTACACTTCGAATCCATCGTAAAGCGTACAATCATTTGTCCAGGGGCAGGATGTCTATTTTGTGCTCGCGGCGATCGAATTTCAAAGAGGTCTTATGTAAATGTGTTGGACAGAGCGGACAATAAGGTAAAAGTTATGCCTTTTTCAATTGGATTGAAGGAGCCGCTGTCACAAATATTGGTGGAGGCCGCGAAGCAACTAGGAACTAGTGATCCTAGAATGTTTGATCTCGTTATAGTACGTACTGGAAAGGGACAATCAGATACGCGATACTCGGTGGCGCTGTCTGGGGGTATTGAACCGTTATCGGAAGAATATACACATCACAACCTTGAAGAGGTATTGAAACCAATGCCCATTGATGAAATGCAGGGGCATCTGTCCCATAGTGCCCAAGTAACAACGAGGAAAATTCGAGACTTCAATCAAATTCACCAATCAGGAGTCGCAGAGAGAAATAGCACTGAGAATCCAATAGCGGTCGCAGATGGAGATGACATAGTATGAGAGATTATGATATCATAGCAATAGATGGCGAAATGTCCGGTAGTGATGTAACTCAGCATGCTTTGTTGTCCATCGGATGCGTCAGAGTATCGGATATGAATAATTTCTTCTATGAAGAGATTAAACATACTAATCTGGTTGTAGCTCCAGAAGCATTGCGGGTAAATAAATTGGAAATATCACAGGTGGATAGGGAAGGATTGAAGAGTGCCGAAGAGGTCGATATAGAACTAGTAAATTGGCTGCAAGGATCTCCATTTTATAAGGAGAAATGTAAATATACTGTAATTCCTATGGGATTTAATGTTGGCTGTTTCGATATGCCCTTTGTTAGAAAATTCTTGCCTAAGTCAGCTTCTATATTTGGCAATAGAAGTCTCGATCTAAATGCTCTTCTTTTCGCCGATGGTTTGAAGCATGGATCACGATTTAAGAATCTAAAGCATGCCGCTAAATTAGTAGGCAAAGCCTTCGCCAGTCATTATGTTCCTAATCTGTTGCCGCATCATGCTTTGTATGATGCCTATGTAGCAATCGGAGTCTTGGAGTATATTATAGGCGATCTAAGTAAGGCTGGAAGCCCAGAAATTGGTAGTATACTATGGGAAGGCGGCGCTGTTAGTACAAAATAGAGGAGAATATATATGACTATTGCTGACCAAGCTCAATGGAGTCAATCAATTCCTACTGATGCCGATGCATTGAGCAAGAATTTAGATAAGATTGATCAGGAAGTAATGACAGGCGCAATATCTGATAGGTTTCTGCCAAAGGAGAGGCTACAACAACTACTATTACAAGCTACTGCTTTGTTTAGTTTTTTTTCTAATCGATATTGGACTTGGAAAGCAATTTTAGATAATCAAGAGTTAAATAGGTATATGGAATTGAAGAATGCCGCTGCCATGATTGGAGAAAAGTTTGTATCCGCTCCAGCAGAAAGAGATGCGTCCCACTCCGTAGCAGAGCTCCGGTATGTGGTTAGCTTCTATCAAGGACAATTGGCTCGATGTGAACAGTACATCCATACGCTCAAAAAGCTCTTGGACACTTTGGAAGCTGATAGACAAAAGATGCATAATGCAACCTAAATCGGAGGGAGATATGGCAGAGACTCAAGCAACAGTGGATGATGTAGCTAAGGCATGGGAGGGGCTAGATCAACCAGCATACGCGAAGGTGGAATATTTCTCCTTGAAGGATGGAGAGACGGCTAGCCTTCGTATACTAGATTTGGCTCCTATTTCAGTCTTTCTAACTCGTATTTTGGTCAATGGGAAAAGATATCCGGTCTCAGTCTTGAAGGAGGATAACGAAAGAGTCAAGGCGGCTGGACATAAAATAGCTCTCCGTCATGCGATTAATGTTATAGATCGTAGAGATGGTAAAGTTAAGCTATGGGAATTTGGTCGGGATATCTTGGGTGATGTGCAAGCTACTATGAAGAAATGGAAGAAGCTACCTACTCAGTTCGATCTTTCAGTTACTCGTAGGGGTCAGCAATTGGAGACCCGCTATAGTGTTACTATCGATCCAAATATGGAACCACTGACGGAGGAAGAGCTTGTTCTTACCAAGATTAACCTGAGTGAATATTACAAACCCTCTAAAGAGAGGTTGGAAACTTTGCTAAAGGGGGAAGTTCCCAAGAAGAAAGAAGAGTCTGATACAGAGTCTAAAGATGATGAAGTAAATCTAGTCACAGGTGAGACTAATCCTCTAGTAGGTAATGACTCTGATGACATTGTGTAGATGGCTAGCGTGAAATGTACATCATGTAGGAGACCTGCTGCATCTAGGAATGATTACTGTTATGGATGTAGTAGAGTAGTTTGCATTCGGTGTGTTCAGTTATATGAACATTGGGCAACAGGCTCTCATAAGCTGAGGGATAGCAAAAATGATCCTAGGAATATCGGGAAAGAAAAGAGTCGGTAAGGACACGTTAGGCCACTACTTAGAGCTTATATATGGATTTCAGAGGGTGTCTTTCGCCAATAGAATGAAGGAAGTAGCTCGTCAATTGGGGTGGGATGGCAAAAAGGACACAAGAGGTAGGCAATTTCTGCAAGAGTTGGGCATGGCGGTACAACACTACGATCAGATGTATTGGACTCGTTATGCTATGAAGCATCTTGAAGAATTACAACAACAGGGGTATAAGCATTTCGCATTTACTGATCTTAGGTTTCCCCATGAGGCCAAAGCCATAAAGGCTGGTGGTGGATTTGTCGTAAGGATTCGTAGAGAGGATGAGATTAACACAGATCCTCATGTCTCAGAGAATGCATTAGATGATTGGAAAGATTGGGACTATGAAATCAGAAACGTTAAGGATAGGTTTGAATACTTTTATAAGCAGATTGATGAGATGATTCAACACTTTAATGTGATGCTGGAACATAGGGGATGTACAGAAGAAGAACTCGCTGTTCCAGTGTCGAATTTAGAGGTGGTATAACCTAGAGAGAGGGGGTGAGTGAGGATATGGCCGAACTTCATATGCCTTTGATTGTTCGCAGGGTGGCGCAAGTCTTTGCCACGACTGATGACAATTCAACGGTAGATACAGTTATCAGTGTGGGAGCCACGGTCTTTGTAGCTCAATTCCTCGCTGGTCTTACCGCTAGCGTTATTGCGGCTCTGCCGTTGGTGGGCACTCTTAGTAGTGTCTTGGCTTTGCCAGTAACCGCTGGGGTTATTACTGTGGTTGCTAATTACTTAGCTACTGAGGACGAGTGATAGATTGACAGCTTCTACGTTGAGGGACTTCCTACTCTTCAATGCGGCGCTTTCTTGAGTCGTTATAGTAGAAGCTACGTCAATTTTAGGGGGAAAGCCGCCCACAATTCCAGTCCGAGCCGACGGACGGCCAAAATCGGTAATTCACAGAGCTTGACAGGCCGGAGAGCTACGGCCATTCTTTTTGATGGTGAGAAGATGCCATATAAGAACCCTGAGATACGTAGAACCTACAATAGAGAATATAGTCGCAAGTGGTATCTTAAGAATCGCGCTCGAAAATTGGCTACTAATAGTCGATGGTTTAAGATACATCCAGGAGCGAGAGCCAAGCATCAGAGAGCGCACTACTGGCGCAATAGAGGGGAGAAGATCGTAGCAGTAGCGGAGTGGCGAAAGAAAAATCCAGAGTGGGTTTCATCATACCGAGAGAGGTACAGACCTAGGCGAGCGATGATTAGCAGGAAGCATCTGTTGCAACGATATGGGTTGACTATGGAGCAATTTAATAATCTACTTGCGAAACAGCGAGGTCGATGTGCAATCTGTCGATGTGACAGGTGCCCTACGTTCGGAAGGCTATCTGTTGACCACGATCATACGAATAGTGTAGTAAGAGGATTGCTATGTGATCCATGTAATAAAGCACTTGGTTTGTTTCATGATAATTTGCACTTCCTAAAACGTGCTTTATTATATCTGCAGAAGGCTACCAAATGAGAGTCTTAGGGATTGATATATCCTCCGTCGCCACTGGCTGGGCTGTAGCAGAATCATCGGAATCCACTGAAAATGGCATCAATTTATACAATGGATGCATAGTGCCTATTGACGAATTAAAAATTATAAAGGGGTTTAGATCTAAAAAAGAAACCAAAGAACAAACTACCGATTTCGGCATCTTGTGTCATATAGCCAGTAGATGCGGGGATATTATGAGGCAGTATAATCCTAATATTGTGGTAATAGAGGATTGTTATTTCGATAAGAATGTTCGTACATTGCAATTGTTGTCTAGACTGTCAGGTGCAGTAATTTGGGAGTGGTGGCATACGCGGAGATATAACATAGATCCGCTGGTAATATCTGCAGCTAGCGCTAGAAAATTTTTAGGTTGTAAAGGAACAGCTACTAAAGATGAGATTAAGAAATTTCTATGCGATCGCTTTCATTATTCTATAGATGATGATAATATGGCCGATGCGTCTGTTTTAGCCCTGTATGGATATAAGAAGCTCTTAGGAGATAAACATGCCATCTAACCACTTAGATGAAGTCTTAAAGCAAATTAAGAAAAAATATGGTTGCGCCGTTATCAAAGGCAGCGAAATACAGATGGAGGCTCTATCTAGAGTTTCGACGGGCAGCTTGGCTTTAGATATTGAGACTGGTGGTGGGATTCCTTTTGGTAAGATTATTGAATTTTTCGGGCGGGAACAATCTGGTAAGACAACACTGGCGCTGAAAACTGCAGCAAATGTACAGAAGTTGGGAAAGCGGGTAGTTTGGATCGATGCTGAATCGGCTTTTGACCCTCAGTGGGCCAAAGCCTTAGGGGTAGATGTGGCTAGCCTAGATTTGATCAAGCCAACTACCGGAGAAGAAGCGGTTGATGCTTTGGAAGCAGTAGTTCGATCTGGTGAATGTGGGATGGTTGTATTGGATAGCGTGGCTGCTCTGATGCCCTCACTAGAACTAGAAAAATCGATGGCCGATGATCCAGAAAAGATTGGTACTAGGGCTTTGTTGGTTAATAGAGTATGTCGTAGATTGTATTCGGCACTAAATACTTATGATGAAGAAAGTCAGTGGAACAACTGCGCCATTCTTCTAATCAATCAGATACGTAATAAGGTGGGAGTTATATATGGAAGTCCTGAGACCACTACTGGCGGAGAGGGCATCAAATTTGCATCATCGATTCGGGTTCGGTTTGCTAAAGGAGAATGGGTAGAAGGTGAATTATATCCCAACGGTGACAAAGCAAAGATAGGCTATACCGTACGGTTTCGTACTGAGAAGAACAAAACTTTTCCGCCATTTCGAGAATCAGAGTTTATATTTTATTTTGCCGGACAGAAGAAGGGGCAGATAGACACTACCGAAGAACTGGTAAGATATGGAAAGCTGTTTAATCTTGTTACATTGAGCGGTAGTATGTATAAATATGAATCTATCAAAGCTTCGGGGAAAGAGGCGTTTGCTGCAGTTTTGTTGCAGGACGGGGGTAAATTGGCCGAGAAGCTGCAATCTGAGATATTGGAGCTAGCTAGGAGGTAGAGTATGAGATATTCAGCTACGGTGAATGCTAGGGTGCAGACTAGTGTAGAAATTGAGGCTGATTCATTAGAAGAGGCTTTCAGCAAAGCCAAGAATCTTTCGTGGAGCGATATTATGCCTATCACTTGGCCTGAGGATGGAGTTCTGTATTTGGCGGGTGTGGTTGAGTGTAGTAATGAAGGAATATTGCTGACTAACGAGAACTAATATGCTTGGATTTTATGAATATCAACAGGAGAGTAAAAATACGGCTTTTTATCCTAAGAATACTAGCATTCCATATTGTGCTCTTGGATTGTGCGGCGAGGCTGGAGAGGTCGCCGAGAAGGTGAAGAAGGTTATGAGAGACAAAAGTGGAAATTTCGGTGTTTCTGAAACGAACGAATTGGTTTCCGAAATGGGCGATGTTTTGTGGTACTTGAGTCAATTAGCTACCGAATTAGGCGTGAGTCTTGGAGATATAGCTTTGGAAAATCTTTGCAAACTGCAATCCAGACAGAGAAGAGGAAAACTTGGTGGTAGTGGAGATAACAGATGAGTCGGGTGATCAGGTATAAAATTTGGGACAAGAAGCGCAGAGTAATGCGCCAAGAACACAATTTCATTATTGACTCATTTGATGGGCTACTATATTGGCATTGGCAGTATGGATTTGGTTCGCCTGAGCTTCTTGATCAAGATGATTATGTCATTATGCAGTTTACTGGACTTCTTGACCGCGATGGTAAAGAAATTTATGAAAGTGATATAGTTGAAGAATGTGTAGTTGGTCAAACTATTTGGGATGGCGAGGGCATTGTTCGAGAAACTCCGAAGGGAACAGTAATATGGCAATCGGCAGGATTTGATATATGTCAAATTAAAAAGGGGATTGTAGAACCGATTGGTAGGAAAAATTTAGATCTTACGGAAGTACATTTATCAAGGTATGATGGAGAATTTCAATGGGGACGCGCTCGTATTGCAGTCATTGGTAACATTTATGAGAATCCAGAACTATTGGAAACAAAATGAGTGCCGACAATGGCATTTATATAGGAAGGTTTTTACGGTGGCGGTGTGGTAAGTGTGATGGTTGGCGTTATTTGGAGGAGCATTCCAGACACTGTATGCTAATTGCTAAAGATAAGACGGAATATATTTATCATGTTATTCACGCTCAGGCCATAGAGAATTGCGATTACGACAATAAAACTCCTAAGAAAGTGACAGACGCTTACAGAGTCTATTATTATGGAAGTGCCCCAATGCACCACACTTTAGATGAAGCTCTCGATCGAGCTTTTGAGTTAGAGAAAGAAATATTAGGGGATAATGAATTTGGGTACGGGATTCTCGAATATGGTGTAAGTATAATTAAATATGACAAGCCTTTCCCCAAGATGGCATTAGAAGAAGCCAATGCGATCTTAGATAGAGCGTATGGAATCAAATGATTACTTACTTTTTAGCATCATTTGTGGCGGTAGCTCTTGCTATGTGGGCATGGAACGCGTCTTTAACTGAGCTATTTCCAGCAATTCCGAAAATTACTTATTGGAAGATGTATGGCTTATGGATACTGTCTTACATGTTAGTGCATGGCCAAGATCCTAGCAAGAGATGAAAATGCATAACCCTAACTCTGGTTGGGAAGTGGAAGACAAAATTGACGAATTGCAGGTACGTACTTTTGACTGGTTACTTGGGAAGACTATTGATATAATAAATTCCAATCGTGCTGGTATGTTGGTGTTTAAATTTACTGATGGCTCATTTTGTATTTTGGATGTAACTGACTCCGACGACAATTTAGCTATAAGAGAGACATTACCTCAAATTTATGAACTTGATATCCTAGTAAATCTGGATATTATAACTGATGACGAAGCGAAAAGATACAGTAATGCTTTAGAGAGACAACAGAAAGCCGTAGATAGATATCGTCAGAGGGAAAACAAGAATTTGGAATTGCAAGAACGTCAGGAATTAGTAAGATTGAAGGCTAAATATGACCATTCCTAGGTGGTTAAAAGACAAAACTCCTCAAGAAAAGGGAAGGCGCTTTGAGAAGAAGCTAGCCAAGAAGATTGGCGGCAGAGCTCAACTAGCTTCTGGTTCTCTTCCCTTTTTCAAGGAAGATATTGAGACTGATACTCATTTAGTCCAGGTCAAAACGACAACCAAAAAGAGCTTTAAGCTTAATCTAGAGGACTTAGAGGCTTTGCAAATTTCCGCTACGAAAAGGGGCAAAGCACCGCTGTTTATGTTACAGATGGGTGGCAAGAACTACTACATAAGGTACGACTATTGCGATCATGACTAAAGACATTAATCAACAGCAACCCAAAGATTATTTGAAATTAGTCAATGTTATATTAGCTGAAGCAGCCAAGGCCGATTTTTCTGTGAAAATACTATCCACTTTAGTGTATGGCGCGAATCGAGAGGGATATCCCTTCTTATTGTTGAGAAGTGAGGAAAAGACAGCTAAATACAATGCGGTCATTACTGCGGGATTTCATGGTGACGAGTGGTATGGTATTGATTCTTTACTCTACGCTTTAAATGATATAGACACTGATATGTTTAACCTCTGGATTTTTCCTTGTGCCAATCCTTTTGGCTACTCCTATTCCTCTAGACTCAACGGCGAGAGAAAAGGAAGTAATTGGAAAGTAGGATTAAGGCCAACAAATGAATTGAGTTTGATATTCAAAAATATACCGCCTAAGATAGATCTATTTGTAGATGTACATGGTGATGTTGATAGGTATGAAGTCTATGCATACGAAAGAAAATTGCCGGATTCTCCATCGTTGGCGGCTTTGGCGTTGAATGATGTATTAAATTACTTTGATATCTACGATGCACAGACAGTCTATAAAGAGAAATGTGAAGGGGGAGTCGTTACTAGTAAAAAGGAGCATACTATTGAGGAAAATATGTTCGAAAAGAGAGGGGCTCCATATTCGATCACATTAGAAATCCCAGGAAAGACCTATGGGACTAACAGAACAGCAGGTGGAGCTAGGTTGATATTGGCGACATTGAACAATTATGAGAGAGTTAGACAACATAGGAAGGCTAAAAGGAGGATTGGGGAATGAGTGATGAATTTGCTGAGCGAGTAGAAAAAGAACGGGTAGAAGATAAGACGAAAGAGCAATTGGAAGCGGAAGAACGTCAGAAGAGGCTATGGGCATTGACTTTAGTGTTAGATCCAGTCACTAATGACTTTTCTATGTTTCCCAACGCCAATATCAAGAAGAATGGGCAATTAGAGCATATGGTACATATGGCCTCTCAGAATTTACTGATCAACAATATAGTTCGCTCAATTGTAACTGAGCTCGATACGCGAGAACAAGCTAAGAAAGGGAAAGGTATCTTTCGAAAATGAGAAAAACAAAAACTTTAGATAAGAAAAATAAAGTAGACGAGTGGAGTTTGGTGCACGGTGGCCTTCAATGCTTGAAATGTGAAGAAATTGTTGTGTCACTTGATCGGCACGATTTTAGAAGCTGTGGTTGCGGCGCAACATTTATAGATGGTGGACGAGCCTATATGCGATATGGGGGCGATCCCAAGAAGATCAAGTCGGTGAGAGTAAGGTTGTCCAAAGGATATACCATTGGGAGATAGCGAAAATGCCATGTTGCGAGATGAAGATGAGAATGTTTGAAGTAATTAAAGAAGAATCTAAACAGTCTTCTTCTGGTGGCAATGAAGAATTGAAACGACGGACAGAGGATCTATATGGTGATGTAAAAAAGAAATTAGAAGACCACATCAAAGCCTTGGAGAGGCTAAGAAAAAAACTGCGTGAGGCCACTAGTGAAACAGAGCGGGAGCAAATTAAGAAAGATATCGCCGATCTAGAGGGTGAAATAGAGAAATATCAAGATATGATGGAAGAGATGATTGAATTTATGAAAGATATGGAGAGGCGGCGCATTACTGTGCCGAACCGCGATGGCTCAAATTCCTAGTGTAATCATATCGTATGCTTTTAATTTTGAGGATCAAGAAACGGGCGTGTTTATGGATGGCGTTGAAGTAGCACGTTATAGACGCCTTCTAAGTCCATTGGAGGTTTGTAGCATAAATGAGGCATTTGGGCAACCATACGATGTAGAAACTTTAGTTTTTAAAAAATCTCCAGCATGGTCTATAGTTCGGAAATCTAAGGTGGCAAGATGAAAATCGTTATCACTGACAAAACCGTTCGAAATGTTCTCGATCTTTCCGAGAAGGAAGTAATTAACTTGTTGCGTTATCGAAGTCTTGACTATAATAAAGTTCCCTATAAAATAGTCAGTCCGGTGTTGCTTATATCAGGCGATGACAAATTTGAGTTGGAGATAAAGGATGTGGAGGGCAAGGGGAACTACTTCACCCCTGGATTAAAGGAAGGATCATTACCTTCCGACTTTGTACCCTTTGTGTTGAAGTTGGAAGTAGTGCCTAGACTATTTGATTCTGTAGTGAAAAATGGAGAAATTTTGATTCTTGTTAGGATACGAAATGTTCCTTGTTATATTAGGGCTCAGCAAGAGATCAAGATAATATATGGCGGCTCTGTAGGCGAATCTATGACACCAAAAGCTATAATGGAAGTCAATGTCTCTTCAGAGCCAAAGGCAATTGATGATCTGCTGAGAAAGCAAATATCTGATTCTACCTTCTATGAGATTTTTATTGGAGGTGAGAGCGGTGAGTTCTTCGATTCTGAAGGTGGGAAATTAGATGATTTAGTTGGTTTGGTAGGAATGAAGCGTAAGGCTGGTGAGGGTGACACCGAATTGAGAAAGAGAGTCGTAGATTATTTAAAGTTCCGCGTGGGTTCAATTACTCAGAAAATTGATGATAGCGATTTGGAGGGTCTATTAGCTCAAGCAGATATAGACAAGAAATTGGATGAAGCATCTAAAAAAATGCGGAGGGATGGAGGAGGAATAGGTAATGCGGATACGTGAACATCTATATAGTGGTGGTAGATATCGAAAATATAGAGTACGTCCGTCATTTATGGTGTTTCTTAACGGACTGCTGCAGTTTATCGATGATTATCGAATCGAGGGATATGTAGATGAGCATCGACTTGAGGAATATGGGGTGATCAGATTTCCTAAGGGAAGTCTAAAGAAGTGGGATAAGATCACTATAATGGACGAAGCATGAAATAGAGAATGTGATCTCGAAACTAATGTCTAAATATCTTTGCCTATCTGATATACATCTCAATATCAATCGTCGTATGGATGATACGGTTGCGGCTTTGTCTCAGATATCTTTATTGGCACAAAGTCATAGTGTAGACCATGTTGTTATTTTAGGAGATATCTATACTAGCAGAAGACCACATCCTAGCGAACGGAAAGCTTTTGCTGATTGGATTAAGAATCTGAGTAAGAATGGTATTAACGAAATACTAGTATTGAAAGGAAATCATGATGTATTCCCCGATGGGGCACATAATTTCGTTGAATATGAGAGTTTAACCATAGAAGAGAATGTGAAAATTTTAGACAACCCGTTCTTCTATGAATCTATGACAGGGGAGAGATTATTTTTGGGTCATATGCTTCTTCGAGAGGCAAAGATAGGAGCAACGAATTATCAAGTGCCGGACGCTATGAGTGTCGAAGAGTTAATAAATCAATATCCCAAATTTGATGTGTATATGTTAGGGGACGTTCATAAACACCAATTATTGTTAGAAGATCCTCTAGTGGTATACGCAGGGGGGATCGAGCATACCGACTTCTCAGAAAGAAACGATCCCAAAGGGGTAATAATCTTAGATTGTGACCCGACAAATGAGTTATCTTGGGAATTTGTCCCCATAAAGACTAGACCGATGATTCAAATTGACATAGACTTAAATAAACCCGCGCCAGTAATTAATAAAGCCCAAGCAGAAGGTGCTATTGTCAAAGTAATATACCATGGAACTCCAGAGCAGATTCAGAAAGTTAATGAATCTAAAGTAAAGGAAGTCTTGCAGGAGAGATGCAAGGAGTTGATAATCCAATATGATGTTATCCGCGAAGCTGTCAAAAGGGATAAAAATGTTAACGAATCAGTTCGACCAGATGATGCTTTGATGTTGTATTTATCAAAATTAGAGGATATATCGGAGGAAGAGAAAAAAGAAACGGCAGCATTAGCGAGAGAGATTATGTGCAATGATTAGAATTAATGGTACGAGTCCTTGGCGGCGCGATGGAAAGTTTATAGAGTGGATATTTGATGTTGGTGAACTTAACTTTGATTATGTATTTGTTCTTAACTGTTATCTCAAAGAGCTCTCTGGTGCAGGGTATATTCATAATGGAATATTGGATTACCAATATTTCGATGGCACTTTCCATATGAACTGTCAAGTCATTAAGGTATTAAACGGGCGTTTGGAGCAATCTGATTACGAATATCTGTATAAAAGATCTTGTGCCAGGCTGGTTAAAGAAGGATATAAAGAGATACTCGAATCTAGTACGAAGCCCCAGAATCTTTCTTCGGGTGCATGGTGCATTATTAGGAAGTCAAAAGTATTACCATGATCGTGCTGTCGTTGGTGGCTGGCTTTATCTTTGTTGTAGTGGGGACGTATGGAGACAGTTTAGAGCATTTGGTTTGTGGAGTATTGTTACTAACCTTTGGGGGCATAGGAGGCACACAATGAGTGATACGGCGCAGCCAGCGTTGCAGAGGAAATTTCGGGATTATACCATGAGGATCTCAGTGGCAGTTGATGACGCTTCTAAGTATGAAGTGGAGATGGATAAGTTGTGTCAGAATGTTGTCCAGCAGTTAAAGGAGATTTGCAAGAATTTTGATAGAGGGACTGGTAGGTTGGAGGTAGAGGTCACCAGAGCGGAAAAGTAAAATCAGTGTAGGAGGTGAAAATATGTGGATAGGCATTGCAATAAATCTTCTTATAGCCGCCGTGAACATTCCGTTTATGCTTCAAGGTTTTATATTCAATGCGGCGGCGTTTGGATTTTGTATTGGAATCACCTTTTGTATGTTATGTGAGAATCTGACAAATAAATGAGCCAAAAAGTTATCATTCTCAAGGGATTACCCGCTTCCGGCAAGACAACTTGGGCAAAGAAATTCGTCCAAGAGAATGGCGGACTGTATAAGCGAATCTCCAAGGATGATCTAAGAGCTATGGCAGAAGCGATCTTGAGAGATCATAGAAGTCAATGTAATTGTGATAACGCCCATGGTGTATGTCAAATGTTTGTTGGTGTTTTTGTTAGATGGATGGCGAAAATTGTGAGAGAGCAATATGATAAACAAACATTGTTCTAATTCTTGTGATACTATTAATCATTTGCTACTCTCACTTTATCTTGAGATTGTCGCTTTCAGGCGAGATGGTAGAACTGAATTTGAATGTGCTAAATGTGATAAGCGATTTATAGATCAAATGAATAGACCGTTTGTTATTGAAGAAAAGATAGCCGATGACTAAAAATCTTACTAAACTAAAGAAGTTGTTTGGTGTAGTTCACTGTATAGCTGAGTGCACAAATTGTGATTGGAACTCTGATAATTATATGACTGCAAATAGATTAGCTAGAAACCACGCAAAATCTAAAAAACACAAGGTATCAGTAGAGATTGGAACAAGTGGATTTTATGATGGCAGATAATATTTTGCCTACTGTATCCATGCAGAATTTTGAACGATATGAACGTACTTGTCCCGTTTGCGGTTATATTACACAAACTCATAGTATTGATGGGGGTTTGACCTCGCTTTATTATTCAGAATGTGGACATAAATGGAAATTAGAGCCAGGAAGAAAAGAAGTGTTAAATTAAATAAAATGGCACCTAAAAACTTTCCCCAAATGATAAAATACTGTGACATTTCTCGTTTAGGTCACGAAGAGAATGAGAATATCTTTGATTATCCTGATGATGTTGTAGTGATTACCGAGAAGATAGGCGGTGGCAATGGGCAATTCAGACTCCATGATGGAGAAATTATCTTCGGTAGTCGTAATAATCAGTTTAGAGTTGGAGATGGGAGCGCCCAAAATAAACAATTTGGAGAAAATGCGGGATGGATCTTGGGGAAGCTCTTTGGAAATGGGGTCGGGGCAGAAAAGACCGCTGGTGATCTGCTCAATCCTGATTACGTTTATTATGGGGAGTGGTGTAAGAAACATACCATTAACTACGCTTGGGATACTATGCCCAAATTTGTAGGATTTGATATAAGAGATATTCGTACTGGTGTGTTTATCCCATATCAAGGTATGAAAGATGAGTATGATAGGTTAGGCTTACCCGTAGTTCCTTTAATTACTCGTTGCAAAGTGTCTGAATTAGATTTAACCAGACTTGAAAATTTCATAAGTAAAAGTGCTTATTATGATGGTTTGATGGAAGGAATCGTCATTAAGAATTATTTTAGGAAGAACATCTATGAAAGACAACTCTTCGCCAAAATCGTGCGTGAAGAATTTAAAGAAGCTAATGCAGCAGCCTTTAACAATAAAGGCGGTTGGATAAAGCCGTTAAACGATGATACTACCAAATTTATAGATACTTTCTATACGGAAGCGCGGATTAGAAAAGCTATGCTGAGACTCACCGAAGAAAGTGGACATAAATTGGACATGCCGTTAATGCACCATCTTCCGAAAGCATTAATTGAAGATATTATGAAAGAAGAATGTTGGACATTGGTGAAAGAATTTGATTCTATTAACTTCGATAGAATTAGAAAAGTTGCTCCTAAAAAATGTCTACAGGTCTTGAAAGATGTGCTTAAAGAGCGAGTCATACAGCCATGAGCGATGAAGAGTTAAAGCCGTTCAACTCAATAGTTCAAGTATGCTCAACATGTGGTAAAATTGACGTATATAAAGATGATGGGCACAGTTGTAGGGCAGAAGCATTAAAAAGAGAGAATTTGGATTATGATAATTGACTCAAATTGTTTTGGTTGTAAAAATGGATGGAACAGGTTTCAAAATAAGTATGGTGATTGGATGCACAGAAATGAAACTAAGACCGTTGAAATATTTTGTGATGAAGGGTTGTTAGATAGAGAAAATAGTGAGGATAAAAATGCCAATAATATATAAGGAGAGTGGTACTAGTGCGATTACTCCTCAAGAGTTCAATATAGACATTATTCAGTTGAAAAAAGATATAGATGCTATACCTGGTGTATGCAAAGAAGGGCAAAAAGCAATAAGACGATTATTTTCTAACTTGTTCAATATCAAATTTGTTGAGAGTCCGGTGGCGATAATAGGTGGCATATACATAAACAAAGATGATCGGAAATGTATGTTGATTACTATGGGAAATCCCAAGGAATTTGGATTTGTATATCTCAACGACGCCAATCTTATATGGATTGCAAGTGTTGACGAGACGATAAATTCAATACAACGGGGGTTGTGGGTTAAAATAGCTAACAGTCTTGAAGAATATACGAGCCTAGAATGAAGCGTTACTACCTCTCAACCCCCCAAATGACAATCTGTGTAGCAGTTGATGATAACCATATTGTACATGGCGAATCTCCCATTATTAAAAAGTTTATTGGTCAATCGTTTGATAATCTTCTTGATTGGTTACGAAAGCAAGGTCAAGTAGAAATGATGGAGATATAAGATATGACTAATGATGCAGAAGATGAAATAACTGAGGCAGATTTGGACAGAGCATATGGTGTCGGTATAAGTAGTGGTTTAAAACAAGCGAGTAAATATTTACTTGACAAAGCAATTTCTTACTTCGAGCTTGGTGATGACGATATAAGATGCACAGAGATTGACAATATAGCGAGATTGTTGCGAAAATTGGCGGCATCTCTCCATGAACGAGCCACTCAGTGTCACCCCAACACGCACAAGGAAGATCGGAATGCAAGAAGTTAATTGGACTAAAAATGTACTTCAAGAAAGAGCTACAGAAAGATGAGAGCTTGGTTTAATTATTTGTCAAAATATGGGCGACCACAGGGCTATGAAAATTGGGCCGATGCTATTTTTCGTGATCTGTATGGATTAGATGTATTGGATTGTATAGCTTTTTGGTGGTTGTATAAAGGCCCCAAAAAGTGGTGGAATTGGTCAGTTCCTTATGTGTTTCAGCGCGGGTATGGGCTACGATACGAATTATGGTATCAGCTTATGCGCATAAGAAATCACATTAAGAGAGGGAAACGAGGCGGTTTGTTGCGATTTGTAACATGGGAGGAGATGTTAGAATGGCAAAATATTGGTGCATTGTCGAGGTATGTAAAAATGATGATGGTATTTATGATTTAAGTAAACATGGCATAGTAGTTGTTGTGAACAAAAACCTCAACTGGCCACAGCTTGAATGGAATCCCGCCTTGTGGGATGCCTTGAGGGCGGTAAAGAAGAGTAGATGCCAAAAAAGATTAATTAAAGCGGCGCTGCAGTAGATGGAGATATAAAATGTCAGCACTTGAGGCAAATTCGCAGGAGATATGGTGTAGGGCTGTGCGTTTACGAAGTCCATTTCCTGAGCCATGCTATAAGTATAGGCTGAACTCGATAAAGGATCAATATGAAATTGCCATAATCGATGAAGATGGAAATGAAATTTGGGTACGGAGTCCTGCAGAAGATGGGGAGCAAAAGGCAATATGACTAACACTACAGAAGATGAAATAACTGAGGAAGATTTGGATGAAGCGTATAGAGTTGGTATAAGTATTGGCTTAGAACAAGCGAGTGCATATTTACTTGACAAAGCAATTTCATATCGTTATTACCAAGTTGGAAGTATGAAATGGGAACGTGAAGCGACTGACAATATAGCGAGATTACTGCGAAAATTGGCGGCATCGCTTCATGAACGAGCAACCCAGAGCCATCCTAACACAAACAAGGGAGATCGGGATGCAAGAAGCTAATTGTTCCTATTGTCAGTCCATCGATCTCGTTGTTCTATCCATCATAAGAGCCCCGTCTGGAGATATTGCCATCTTAAATTGCATAAACTGTGGAGAATATTTAGAAATTGATCCGCTTAATGTTGATATAAGTGGATTATCTGGAGCAAGTTGATGAATATCCAAGCTATCGAGCTTTCAAATTTCTTGTCGCATAAAGATACTACAATCAATTTCAAAGATAATTCAAGCCTAACTGTGGTAGTGGGTCAGAATGGCGCGGGGAAATCCTCATTATTCAAAGATTCCATTACTTGGGCTTTGTTCGGTAGGGCGCGAGGCGGTTTGGATGATATTATATCGGAAGGCGAGAAGTATTGCGAAGTCATCGTAGAGTTTCGTCTTGGTCAATCGGAATATATAGTTAAAAGGACAAGGAGTAGAAATCAGAAAAGTACACTAAATCTAAGTATAAGAGAGACGGGTTGCGATAGAAGCCTAAATGGGGCTACAATAGCAGAGACTCAAAAAGTTATCGAATCTTTATTGGGTATGACTTATGAAATTTTTGTGTGTACCTCTTGCATTGAACAAGGCAAATCTGATAGCTTTAGTGCAATGTCTCCTAGAGAATCTAAGAAAGTTTTGATGTCCATATTAAACCTAGAAGTCTATGAGCTCTATCTTCAGCAAGTTCGGCAAAGAATTGCCGCTTGTCGTGCTAAAATAGATACCGGATCCGCTCAGCTAAATTTGTATAACAATCAAATATCTGCATTAAATGCGGTAATTACCGATAGTAATCAGTTGGCATCACAAATTCATAAGGCACAAGTCGAATTGGACAGTATCAAAAAGGAAATGGCTCACGAGGAAGAACATATTAGGGTGAAGTTGGAATCTATGAATACTCTTAGATCTCAGTCGGATCATTTGAGGGCGCAATCGACAGACTCAGCAAGTCAGCGGAGTAAACTGGAAGCTAGACTGCGTAAACTAGTAGAATCGAAGAACAAATGCCCGTTGTGTTTTTCCTCTATAGATGATCAGACAATGAATAACATAGAAGAAGAATATGCCAATGAAATAGAGAAACTCATCGATTCAATCTCAAAATATCAACATCAAATAATGGACATAGAGAGAAATTTATCGGGTGCATCTTCAGATATAGAACGATCGACTTCTACATTAAGATCCATGAAACTGAAAGAGGCAACTATATCTTCTGAGCTACAGAAGTTGCATGTTGCTCATGGTACAGCCATGGCAGAGGAAAAGAGAAGCGCTGAGCTTGGGAGAATGGTTGCATCATTAGAATGTTCCATACAGGAGAATAAGCAGGTTTTATCAAGATATGGTCTATTGGAAAGAGCCTTCGGTAAAGGCGGAATCCCCGCGCTAGTAGTGGAAAATGTAGTCCCTGAGATAGAAGAGATAGCTAATCACATTTTGGAAGTATTGTCTGGCACGATGAGCTTGTCCATGCAAACGCAAAAATCTCTAAAATCAGGTGGCACCAGTGATACGCTTGAAATAATAGTACAATCATTGAAAGGATCACGGCTCTATGATATACTTTCTGGTGGAGAGAAGTTCAGAGTAGATTTGGCTTTACGGATAGCATTGTCCAGTGTTTTGGCTCGACGAAATAATTACAAATGCTCAACACTTATTATAGATGAAGGTTTTGGCTCTCTAGATGGAATTGGAAGGGATAAATTTGTGGAATTATCTAAGATGTTGTCGCCGCAATTCGATAGAGTTATAATTATTACTCACGCAGATATCAGCGATCGTTATGAGAACGTCGTAGAGGTGAGAAAAGAGAATGGGATCTCAAGAGTCTATGCAGCGTAGTTCTTGTGGTATCACACATGACCAGCAGGACGCATGTTATGAGCAATAAATCTCTAGCCCAATCGATCTATACATTGGTTTTATCCTGTAAAGAAATGGCGGTGTATTATGAAGCGACGGTTCAGGAGATTGCCAATGGTCTGCAGCAAGTAGGGCTTAGAAATTTGGAAATGACTCTCCGGATTGCTGAATTGATAGAATCATTGCCGAGCGATCTATACAAAGAATTGGAAATTATTGATGCAGACTGGCGAAAATCGATCAATGCGGAAAATAAAACCAGTGGCGGTGGTCTGAAAAAAGCTCTGGACGATTTGCTAGGGGAGGGAAATAATGACAAGTAATAAAGAGCCAAAGATTTTAATTTGGGACTTGGAGACAAGCGATCTAAGTGCCGATATAGGGTTTATTATTTGTGTTAGTTACCAGTGGTTGGGTGAGAGTAAGATTCATACAATATCACTACTAGACTATCCAAAAACGTTCAAGAAGAATTGTACGGATGATTTCTATGTTGTTCGAGACTTTTTGAAGGTCTTTGAGCAAGCTGATGCTCATGTAGCACATTTTGGAACATATTTTGATCCTCAGTATTTTCAAACGCGACTGTTTGATCATCGAAAACGATTTAAATATTTACCTGTGTTACCACCAATTCCGTTAGACGATACATGGTTAATATCAAAGAAGAAATTGAAGATGCATAGCAACCGTTTACAGTCTTTGACCGAATTTGCGGGGTTTGAGAGCAAAACATTGTTGAACCTGCGAATATGGAAGCGGGCAAGAGCGGGACATGTCCCTAGTATCAGATATGTCATTGAGCACTGTGTGCAAGACATTAAGGTTTTGACGAATCTTTACAGTGAAATTCGTCCCCTATCGCCCAAAAACGTTCCAAATTATCGTCTGTGGTCTGGGAATGTCGAGGCTTGTCCGCGTTGTGGCGTTGTTGGACGATTGCATCGCCGAGGCTACCAACGTAGTACCGTTATAGAATACGCTCGATTACAATGTCAGGCGTGTGGTAAGTGGTGTTCAGCACCATTTGATAAGAATACGGGCAAGATTAAAATAGATAAAATAAAAGGGATCTGATGTAAGAAAATGGGGTGGGCAGGAATCTTTTCTCAATGCCATATATAGACACGGATCGACGACAATTAATCGATGCACCACTAAATGACTTAATAGAGTGGGTCAAGTGGAATCTCCTTCTGATGGAACACCGTATGGGAGTATCTGCTTACATTATTCTCAAGATATTGACCGATGCATATGCCCCTAAAAATTATTCTGAATACAATGAGGTCATGGGCATACTAGAATGTGCAAGGCAAGAATACAAACGCCGAACGGTAGGTATAGACAAAACCCAGAAGATCTATGATCGGTTTGCTATTTATCCCGATGTAGATATAAGCCTTCGTGATCTAGTCGATGTTAGGATAGAATCCATAGCTCGAAAGATTAACCATAATATCTCTCTTGTAGAGAAGAAATGTGGAGTAGTTAATTATGTGATTACTCGATTTTTGGTAGGAGTCTATGGAGATGTAGTAGATCCTACAGACCATTATGAAGCTCTTTCAGTGCTGAAAGAATGTAAACGTGAATATTATCGCAAGTATGTTGCACCATATGAGGATGAAGCAATAGAGAGAAACGGTGATGTTTACCCTATTGCATAGGAGGTAAACTAAATGTCAGATAGAAAAATTTTAATGGATAGTGGTGGTAGCATGCCGAAACTTAAGACTCCTGAAGAGTTGGTTAATCGCCCACTCAAAGTTTATCTAGCTGGCCCCATCCAAGACACTAATGATGGTGGAGTAGAATGGCGAAGAAGGCTAACTAGCTTCCTGACGAACCTTAATATTGAAGTGCTTGATCCTACTATCTATGAAGCTAAAGAGTTAGGTGATCCGGTGTCTGTGAAAGACATGATAGAGGAGTGTGTGAGAAATGAAGATTGGGAGAAATTTGATCATTATGTCGATCTGTTAATTGATCGTGATGTCAGATTGGTGAGGGAATCCGATTTTGTAATTGCACTAATGAAGCCAAATGTTAAATCGACAGGTACGATTTGCGAAATTTGGGAGGCAGTCCTCCATTCGCAAGTGCCTGTGTATGTAGTCAGCTATGATCCTCTCTCAGAATGGAGTTACTGGATTTTGAGAGTTGTTAGGCGTCACGGTAAGATTTTTAGAAGTTGGAATGATCTAATGGAATTTCTTGAAAGTACTTATGGGAAGAGGTTAGTTGGGGTAGATAAGCAATGAGTTCCGAGCTTGCTATGTTATGCGTGATTTTGTTCTTTGTGGGTATGATCGAAGATTTTATTAGTGCATGGCATACTAAAACAATTGCTAAGGGGCAAGCACTAATTAGTGGGATAAATGGCTTCATTTATGTTGCTATTGTTTATTTAGTATTGCGGATAGTCTTTGAGAATCTGCAGAACTTCTGGGTTATAATAGCATATGCATTAGGATCAGGTGTAGGTTCTATGATTTTGGTGAACGTATATAGGAGAGCATCGCGAAAAGATGAAGCTTCCTTGGTGGAAGGTAAGATTACAAACACTTGCGATAGCTCTATTACTAAGTAGCGCAGTAAACGGTACTTTGTTTGTTTGGCTGAGGACTGATGGGCTTGCGCAGTTTATCTTCTGTGACAAAGCACGAATAGTGCTCTACATCATGAATGATACACTTCATAAATTTGTGTTATCCAATTCTTTGCACCGTAGATTTGATGCAATCATACACGACTTCTCCATCGAAGATTTGACGGATTTTGTCGATTCCAACTGGATATATGCTAATGATGGATGGCTTGATATAGCTGATCATCCTTTAGTGGCATTCGCTGAGATGGAGGGGGACTGTGATGATTATGCTCGACTCATAGCTTATATTTCGGGGCGCAAGGATTATGAGTCTTATTTCGTGGCTCTTGGGCTTCTAGATTCTGGACATGCTATTGCAGTATATCATAATGGGAGCCAGTGGGTGTTAGCTGACGTTAATGGGGAATGGCAAATTGTGGAAGATAATGTATCATCACATGAGGCTATAAAGAAGCTAGTTCTAACTGTCTATCCAGAAGTCAGATATGTAGTAATTCGGGACTGGAGCCTATCATCACCTCATTACATAGGAGTGTATGATGAGTAGAAGATTTTGCCTCATATTACTAGGAGTACAAATTTCGCTTTTGTCTTCTTCAGCCTTTGCGGCAGAGGAAGGACGGCTGGAGAAAATGGTAGATCGAATTACTCCTTCAATAGTGCAAGTGGGTGTGGCTACAGGCACTATGGAGGTAAGTACGGTAGGCAGCGGAGTGGTGGTGTCAGCTAATGGTTATATATTGACTGCGAAACATAATATTACTGGAGCCGCCCATGTATTCGTTAAAACATCTACCGGCACAGTTTGCCCCGCTTTATTTTATGTAGCCGATGCGCATAGAGATATTGCTTTGATTAAGGCGCAATGTAAGAGACTTACTCCAATAGCAGTCTCTAAGAGAGAGCCTTTACGGGGTGAAGAAATATTGGCTTTGGGATTTCCAGCTTCTAATATGATCCAAGGCACTAGAGATGAAGCTTCAGTATCTAAGGGAATTGTTAGTGGAGTAAATAGAGCCATTAGGGAGCCAAGAAAATTGGAAGATGGGGAATACGGCGATGACAGTAATATACAGCCAAAAGGATGGTTTCTGCGGGAAGGATCCTCTGATGGATCAAGTTCTCTTTATGTCGAAAGTCTCATACAAATTGATGCCATGGTTAATCCAGGCTCAAGTGGGGGAGCCCTTGTAAATACAAATGGCGAGCTTTTGGGAATTATACTATCTCAGATCACAAATACGGGCAGCAATGTCGGGATGAACTTTGCTATATCTGTAAAGGAAGCAGCTTTGTTGTTAGCTTTCTCCGGAGCATCCAGTGGAGGTAATCGATGACCACTTTCAGTGATGAATCACACAAGCAATTTGCTGTTCAAAATGATTCTCCCATATTTTCCATTTTAAGAGAATCGGCGGATCAACTTACTATTAAGAGATTGTCCAATGGTTACGTTGTTGAAGGACACACTTTAAAGTCTGGAATCATACGTATTTATTGTTCAAATCTAAAAGGAGTCATAGCTCAACTCTATAAAGCATTTGAGGGCAGCTATAGACTGAGTAAGGAGCAAACGAAGGCCGCCTTAGAGACTTTGGCCAGATTGGGCTCCAAAAAGGAATCTTCCAAGTCTGATAAATCTTGAACTAGCAAGAGCATAAAATGAAATCATTAACCGACAAAATTAGTGTAGCTGATCAGATAATTCAGTTTATAGAAGCTCACAGAGAAAAGGTCAACAGAGAGAGCTTTTGTACGGTTGAATTTGTTATTCAAGCAAATAGACTGGATGGTATGAGGGTCAAAGAATACGTGAAAAATAAGAACTGTTAATAAAGAATAGAAAGAGATCTACAAATGTATATTGCAAATTGGTTCGTGTTTAGCATTGGGGTATTAGAGATTAGTGCAACTTGTATTTATTTAATGAAAGGGGATACGAAGTTGGCGCTACTAATGTTCTTTTATGGGTTGTCCAGTTTCGTCTTGTGCACAATTAGGAGTATGTGATGTTGGAATATCTTGAAGCTGCGTTTACCACCATTCTGGCGATTGTCAGTGTCGGCATAGGCTTTGCTTTGGCTGTAAAGATATTTATGTATATAAACAAAGATTGAAGATAGTATAACTTAAGCAAGCGTCCTCAGCGGCGAGAGAGCCGAGGGTGACCAGTCGGAAGTATGACTAGTTGCTCTCGGCTTTTGCTTTATGGGAAGATAATAATGTCTAAGATACGATCAAAAATAATAGAACCACCGAAAAGACCTTCAGATGATCTACCTGCTGAAGAGTTACAAAAAGCTTGGAATCTTTACCTTGACTATTACTTAGGCAAGCCTAATATGCACCCCAGATGGGAAGTTTTGTTGGATCCTAGAGGATTGGAGATTTTATATCAGTATCTAAATATACCACAAGATTATATGAAGATGGAATTAAGCCCTAAGATGCAAGCATATCTTCAGGCTTTGGAATCTGCGATTGTAAAGCTTGCCAGGAAGAATTTTATGCAAGCCAAAGTATTGAAAGGCTTCTTCGGTATAGGTAGGGTTGAGCCATTGACTCAGCAACAGATGGCTGACAAGTTTATCTACCCTTCTGGTGGAAGAGTTACTCAACAGATGGTATCGAAATATCTTAAAGCTGCCAAAAGGAACTTAAAAGCTCTTATTCAGGAAGAATTGGAAGCAATGAAAACGACGAATGGTTGTACTTCAACATAACTGTGGAAAGCCATTATTCCATCCATAATATGAATACTACCACTAAAGAAAAAATTCAGAACGACGTGTATAATCTTACGGACCGACTATCTAAGGAACCTTTAGGTATAGATGGTGAAGTCGTCAAGATAAATTTAGATATTACTCTAAGGGGTCTGGAAGCAGTAGATTATCAGTTGGCTAAGATATTTTCTCAAGATACTTCCCTATCCCATAAGGAATTAGTAGAATATATCTTCCGTATAGGATTAAGAGAAACGATAAGGACAGTTGGAGCTTTGGCGGTACGGGAAGGGATCCAGGTATAATCAGATGTCCTTCAGAGAGTTTACAATATCCCATAAACAACCAGAAAAAGATAAATGCAATGCTAGAATCTGGTTAGATAGTCAAACCAAAGAGGGATATTGTGAGTTAGATGGCGGGGGAGAAAGATGTGCGCAACATAACGTCAAGGCTAAATGGGCAGCGGCGGTCGAGCGACGTAGGGCAGCACTTGATGATGTGGGGTCGCTGTTGGGAGATGCGGCAGTAGAGGTGATTGGTAGAGCAGAAGAGCTTAAGAAGGATAAATCTAGCTTTATGGAGTTAGATGATGAAATCCTGAGATTGGCCGCTCTGATAGATTACATGGAAGAGAAGAACCCCATGTTGTTGGCCGATCAGATTAGAAAGCTTAAAGAGACCAAAGCTAAACTAATAGAAACAAGGGTGAATGTGGAATACAAGCTCCATCAAATCCTCACTACAGATATGGTATTTAAGAAAGTTCATGACCTTTTCGAGAAGCATATAGTCGATCAGAATAGTAGAAAACTAATAGAGCAGGATTTCAAAGTATGGTTAGATTCCTTATTGGTGGGAGATGAAGATAGTTCGAGTCGTACCAATCCAACATACCACTGATGATGGGAATATAGATGATAGCATCTGGGAAGAAACACCTGTAGACCCAGATGAGTTCTTTGAAAAATTTATAGGAGAGCCGCTTTTCGCAGGTCCACAAAGAGATTTAGTCCGAAATGCCTTCGGTAATGACCCTAAAGAATGGTCTACGGAGTACGATGAGCTTCAGGCTTTGTGGGGGAAAGGATCTGGTAAAGATAGAACTTCATCAAAAGCGTTGTGTTACGCGGTATACAAGCTTATGTGTATGAAGAATCCTATGGAATATCTCAGCGCTGGTGCTGAAAAAGTCCCATCCATAGAGGACAAATTGGAGCTTGGTAACGTCTGCATTAACAGTAAGCTTGCTAAAGAGGTGTTCTTCAAATACTTCAAGATCATGGTAAGATCCTGTAAGAACCCCAAGACGGGGCGAAATTGGTTTGTTGAACGTGGTTTGAACTTACGCCATAATATTAAGACTAGACAGATAGATTTTCCGAAGAACATTACTGCTCACTCTTTAGATAGTGAAGAGTACACTGGAGAAGGATTAAATTTGTTCTTTGTCATCTTCGATGAAGTGGGTGGCTTTGATCCTAAGAAAGCTAGTGGTCTATATGATGCGTTGGTAACTTCGGCGCGATCAAGATTTCCCAAGTATATGAAAATCTTTCTAATTTCTTATAAAAGATCAGACAATGATTTCATGATGTTGCGTTTTGATCAGGCTGCAAAGGAGCCCCAGACATATAGAAGCGGTCCTTATGCTACGTGGGAAGTGAATTTAAAGCGGGTCAAAGAGGATTTTACTAAAGATTACATTAGAGATCCTGAGGGATCAAAACGAACTTATGAGTGTAAAGGTAAGACTTCCGAAGGAGGATATTTCAGGTATAGAAGTAGGATTTCTCAAGTCATCAACGGATGGATGAAGGACAACCCGATTGTAGGGGATAAGATAAGCGTTATGGATTTGAGAAATTTGCAATTTAAAGATTGGTTCGATCCGGCACCGAATACCGTTTATTTCATTCATGTAGACTTAGCTAAGGGAGCCAAAGGCGGCGATCGTTGTGGATTAGCAATGGGGCATTATCAGCGGGATATGGAAGTTAGTTTGCCGCCAGACTTCGTGCAAGGTGTGTTAATCAATGAAGGCTTCGATCTTAGTGGGGCTCAAGGCGATAAAGCGGTTGGAGCATTTATGGATTTAGTATTACAGATTCGAGCACCCGCTGAAGGTGAAATTATGTTTGAGGAAGTCCGTGGCCTGATTGAGAACCTAGCTAGAGTTAAAAAATTTCCAATACAGTTAGTAACTTATGATGGTTGGCAGTCTATGGATTCAATTCAATTACTTAGAAAAGCGGGGGTTCATGCCGAAGAACAGAGTGTTGATAGAGACAATGAGGCATATGATACGCTTAAATCTTTAATTTATCGGGGAATCTTCGAGTGTTATCCTCACAATATTTTGATAAGAGAATTAGAAGAACTGACTGTCACTCCTAAAGGAAAAGTAGATCATCCGGCTCACTCTTCTAGGCGTGTGCTCAACGAGGATGGAATGAACCAAGGATCTAAAGACATAGCTGATGCAGTTGCTGGATGTGCGAACCTTTGCATCAAGTTCGGCAAGACTTCATTTCAGGCTTGGACAAGCGCTATAGGTAAATCTATCGGCTCTGCGCAAAGCCTGTGGAAGCATCCAATTCGATCGGAAAGTGAAAAGTTAGTTCGTTATGGTGAGATTCCGCCTGAGTGGTATACGAAGAGCATAGGATCTTAATGAGTCCAAAAGATGAAATCATAAAGGTCACAAAAAAGTATGATTATGCTATGTTCTGTGATCGTTGTGATAGGATCACAATTAGCACCAATACCACATATCGAACCTACAAATCTGGAACAGAGGTGAAGGTCGAGCATTGTGAGGAATGTAAATGCACTCAAGAGACCGAGTACATCGCTTACACCGTAAGCATCAAGACGAAGAATTAGATCAAGATAGGCCGACCCAAAAAGGCCGAAGAGTACGAGTTAGACGAGAAGAAAGTCTCATGTGGTTGCAGCATGTGGAGATATTGAAAAAGGCTGGCCTGTGGGAGGATTGATGACTTCCGATTGCAATCATAGATGGAATTATATTATAGCCTCGACATTTTACAATGAACCTTCGACAGCAGATGCCATTATAACTATACATGAAGACCATTACAAGTGTTCTTACTGCCCTTTTATTAAAATAATTAAGAGTAGAACGGTCTCATATACAGTAACAACGGAAGAAATTAGTGATGGCAAGCCTATGTGGAGCATGACTAATCATGTTACTTGAATTAATAGTGATTGGAGTAGCTCTTCTTATTGTGTTCGTTTCAGGCTTTCTTTTAGGGATTATATACACCGCTTGGCAAGTAAACAAAGAATTAGAAAAATCTCCGTTGTTCAGTCAGCCACTTGTAGAAGAGGGTGAAGAATGGAAGCACAAGTCAAATGATGAAAAGTGGCTCAGAGAGCAACTAGGGGAATGATGATATCTGCAGAGTTGATTGAATATACAGTGTGCGTCATTCTTCTCTTTTTCGTGATAGCAATAGCCAATTAGAATACGTGGGCAGCGAATGACTTATTCTTATTGTGATCCGGCTCGGTTAATTCATTCTTGGCGAGTAAAAAAGTATTACATAGCTAAAGTCCTAAGAGTACTTATGTCGATGGTGACCGAAAAAAGCCCGTTGGATTATCGGCCTATGGATGAATATAGTGTTGGTTTTGGCATACAAGAAGGCGATATTTGCTTTTGTGGGGAGTACATATGGACTGTTCCAATCACGCGAGCTAAAGAGTGGGTTTCAGACTCAGTACTATCTACTGGTATAGTGCAGTATGCGATGTCACCAGATAGTAGAGTCCCAGCGTGTAGGGCTACGGAAAGGTATATACCTTCAGATCAGCCATTGCAGGTGACCTACAACCCCAAATGGTCAATAATTAGAAAAAACAAGGCCAATCATCATGTGGATCAAAAGATTGACCTATAAATTATCCAAGTGGTTAGTCAAGTTAGGATGGAAACTTCGAGATTGGTCTTGCAGATGATCGAGCCTAAATGGGAAGAACACCAAGGTCAGTATCTTCTATTGCAAGACCAAGACACAGAATGGGATCCAGTTATTCGTAATTTCGTATCGGAATGTGCTTTAGAAGGCTATTTAGAAATTATTAAAGATAGACCGCTGCTCTGTCGTAGATGGGAATATGATGAGAAGAATCAAATAGTAAAGAAGGAATCGTGGGGAGCACCGATGACGAAAGTTATTTTGAGTTCTGAAGCCATAAAGTTTGGATATAGTTCTATTCGATCGGTGTTTAAGGATTGGTTTAATAAGCAAGGAATATTTGAAGTAAAGGAGTGGAAAGCAGATCATGATTAAACAACTTTCACCCAATACGGTCTACATTTGTGACTTCTGTATAAAAGAGATTCTCAGCAACGCAATTATGGTATATTATCCCCACAGCCATTGTAACGAAAGTGAGGAAGGTCCTTCTCATTTCTGCTCCGATGATTGCTTAGTGAAGTTTCAAAAAAAGATTATGGCTAAATATGGCAAATGGGTATCTAGGGCGATAAATAAAAAAGATGCAGTTCCGCCATCAAATGAAGATAGTAGATCGTTTACAAGTTCGAGTGAACCGCCAAAAAAAGCCCGTAGGGCCTCTAGGAAAAATCTTACCAATAAGCGATCTACACGAAAAAAGATCAATCCTGAAGGCCAAGGATGCTAATATGATTAAGCAGGAAGCTTTGGACTTATTGAGAAATATTGCTCCTAGAATTGGGAAGACTGAAGTGAAGAGAGTTATGGACACCGTAGAATATGCTCCGCCAGTCAGACGGAGGCCGGAAGATAGAACGAAAGTAGTAGGAGCAACGGAAACCGAGTATGAAATCTCTCCCATAATCACTGGTCTTCATGATAAAGAGAAAAAGCAACAGCCTAGGATTTCGGGAGATACATCCGGTCAGGGAATAGGATTCGCAGGGACTTGGGATGGTGGAGTAGGGGCACATAGAACATGACATGGGCTGTCTCAGCTTCTGTTTATTATAGGTGCCCCGAATGTGGGTGGGACGTTGATAGTTGTACATGCGAAGAAGAGGATGAAGAATCAGAATCTTCTGCAGATAGTTTATAACGCGGCTAGCACCCCAATAGGGCTTACCTGTTGGGGGTGTGGTGGGAGTGAATTTAGTAGCAAATTTTTATTTTTCGAGATTAGAAGAGAACCAGCTTTAGAGCCATATGTTATCGCATGGGATACAAAGAGTTGCTTACGGAAGCTACAAGAAAGAGGAGTTTTCAAGTAGATGCTACGCTTAACTAAAGAACAGGAAGACCAGATTAACAAATCTCTAGATACCAAATTGAAACTAAAAAAGACTTTGGTGGATAGGAAGACTGCTGATTTTATAACAAATAGGTTTGCAAAAGTAAACAAGCCTTCACGCCCCAATTCTTAAAATGGACACTTCTAAAATTTTAGATTTAATTAGCTTTTTCAATAGAACTCCGATAGGTAAGCGAGATTCTAGGCTTGTCAACAAAGCTGAATTTGAGGAAGAAAAGCATCCACGAGGCGAAGATGGTAAGTTTTCTTCTGGCGGTGGAGGACGGAAGCAGAAGCCTGATCAAAAGGCACCAACAGCTAATGAACAACGTATGGCTGTTGATAGCGCCATGAAAGCGGTTCGAGAAGGAGATATTGACTTTACTGAGTCTGTCTTACATGACGCTGGTAGAGACCTCATTAAGCAACCAGACGGTGAAATTGATGATGAAGCTTCGGCTAGATCTGCTGCGGAGGTAATAAGTCGGTGGGATAGTGGGAATAAAGTGTCGAATGCTATAGTCGAGTCCCAACGACAGGAGAAAATGATCAAGTACATTCGTCGAGAGGGTAGTCAGTATACAGTCTACTCTGAAAGTGGTAAGCCTATGGGTACCTATGACAGCGAAAAGGAAGCTAAAGAGCGTCTTCAGCAAATTGAACAATTTAAACAAGAGAAGGCAATGGCTACTCAAGATTTATTAAAGGGTGTACAACATACGGTTGATAGCTTGATGGAAGTGATGAAATCCATTAAAGAGTACGAGCCAGAGAAAGATTTAACAGAAAACGAAAGAAAAGAATTACGCAGGCTTACTAATATCTTATCATCTTTAGTTGAATATTTTAAGGATAGCGAAGAGAGGGGATATGTTGAGCCATGATTAAGAAGGGAGAAGTAGAAAAGAAAATGGAAATTAACAAGGATATGCTAGACTCCATCTTGAGAAAGAGGCAAGCTAGCATTCCACTGACAGATAAAGAAGAGCATTATGCTCGAAAAGTTTTTGATGCCATGATGAGTTCTAAAAAGTCAGTAGCCAAGGTCGTCAAGGTGATCACTGGGGAGCAGGCACGAAGTAATATTAACAAAGCAGATCAAGAACCCACACGCGAACTGCCGCCAGTTTATCCCTATAAGCAATACACAGAAAAACCACCGATGGGAGATAATCCGGTTGCGGAGCCAGATGAGACTTTGCGAGATGGTGAGAAATTGCCTGATGTAGATGAGAAAGATAAAACGATTACTACAGAAGAAAAAAGAATGTCGGATTATATGCAGGCCAGCACAGACAATCCAGCTAATGAGTTAGTAGTTCAACCTTCAGCTAAGTTTGTATCCATGAATCCCGCTTTGGTGGGAGATGTAGTAGTCAAGAATTTCGCAAAGACTGGAATGCATGTGGTTAAGGGTGTAGTTTTTAAAGTTGATAGCGAAGGCCGCGCCGTAGTTAAGTGGGCAAATGGACTTACTACTTACGAGTGGGCGCATGTACTCGTTAAAGATCATGCCGTTTCTAAGGCCCCAAAGGATACTGAATCTAAGCTCAAAGAGATGAAAGAAGGAGAAGAACACCCGCCTGTCAAGAAATCTGTTTCAAATAGTGATATTGAGAAAGATGTGCGAGAGGGTGAAGTAGAGACTGAGGTAGAAATCGTTGGTAAGCCAGTTGGTAGGAAGCCGAAACAATCGACGGGAGAGGCGATTGCTGAGCATGTTGTGGAAGAGAAAGTCAAGAAAGATGGCGACATAGCTCCGGAGCCCATAAATACAGATGTAGTGCAGGCCACTCCGTTTCAGTCCTTAGTATGCTTGCTTGAGCATGTGATTAACCTAGCATCTTGTGTGAAGGGTATGCAGGGCACCCATTCCGATGACGAAGAAGTTTCTGAATATTTAGATGGAGTGTTAGTGTCAGTGCGAGGTATTGCATCAGATATATTGTCTGCTCTTTCTATGGAATTAGGTGAGGCCGAACATAAAGAAGAGTCATAACTTCATGAGCGGAGAGATTCAGAGCGTTCCACAGCAGGCTCTAGAGAAAAAGTTGGGAAGGAAATTAAGTAAGGGGGATACCTTCATTACGAAGGTTGGCACTTGGAAAGTAATTGATATGTACCGCTATGATAAAGAAACTTACACGGTAGAGAAAATTGCTGATGGTAACAACGATGAAGCTCCAACACAAACCTAGATGGAAAAGAATATTGGAGGCTTTGTCTCTTTGGTTTAAGCAGTACAAGCTAATCCGCAAGACTGGAGAACCAATCTTTCCAGCCATGAAGCTAGCATGGGATCTGACGCGGTTGAACCTGAGGTGTAAATGATGTATAAATTAATGAAAATGACAGATAAGACAGATCAAGTGGCGGTGACGTTTGATATAGAATCGGGAGAAGAGACTTGGGCGGAATTGATGACTCATTTTGTAGCATTTCTGCGAGCTTCAGGATTTGTGATCAAAGCTGAAGATTTGAGAGAGTGGGCTAGCTGCGTGGAGGTCGAATGAGAAAGCGACGGACGAAGAAGACTTACCAAAAGATATATAATTTTGTGGGATCTGAAAAAGATCACAATACGCGAGATGCAGTTAAATATATTATGCATGGTGGAGAATATAGTTCCGACATGTTGGAAAGTAGATGGGCAGACTTCAAACTTTGGTTGGTTTATTTGTTTAGGAGATGGTTGTGATCTTATTGCTTAATCTTCTTCTAGTTCCAATCGGTGGAGTTCTGTGGTTCCTGGGCGGTTGCGGAGATGAGTGCGATCATCCGGAAGTGCCAGATTTAGATAAGGCATGGCGCAGGTATATTTGGCCTGTTGTATGTGGACTAGTATTACTAACAAATGGAATATCTTTTCGTCCTATTGTAATGGCTGCCGCGCTTATGATGGTAGCAAATGCTATGGGATATGGTGAAAGAAAGAATTGGGTAGAAAGATCTTTAGTTGCGCTTCTCCTAGGCATTCCGGCAATGTTTGTGTATTGGTCATGGGTATGGCCTGTAGCAACGTTACTAACCTTTATCCCTCTTTATTGGTTATCACTTAGATATAATTGGTTCACTTGGCATGTCGTAGAAGTAGCTACGGGGGCTATGCAAGGAGCTTGTATTTTAGCGGCCTTGCTGTCGAGGTGAAATATGAACAGGACGACGAAGCAGATTGTAGGGTTTATAATCACTGTTCCATTATTAGCTTTTGTATGGATAGGTATGGGAATCTTTCGGTGCTCCGATTGGCTATTTAAACGGGTAGAAAATTGGGCTCATAGTTAATGCCGATTTACGAGTACGAATGTCAAAAATGTAGAAAAATTACAGAAATTCGTCATATGGTAGACTGTAAAGTTAGTAGAAAGCATGAAGGTTGTGGCGGCATTATGAAAAAGATTATATCTCAGATCGGCGGATTTATTTTTAGGGGCGCTGGGTTCTATCGGAACGACTATCCCAAAAATTGAGGAATAAATAAGATATGGCTACAATTGCTGGTGGAGTTAAGCATATTAATGGGGCGGCCAATACAACGGCGGCTGATGTTAACCTAGGTGTGGGGGTCAATTCCATCACCATCGAGAATATGGATGCGACTAATAATCTGTTGGTAAGCTTTGATGGTGGAGCTACATTTAAGACTCTAGGCATTGGTAAGTCTGTCTCTTTGGAGGTTTCAGTGGGGAAGATCATGGTGAAATCTTCCGCCGGATCAGTAAACTACGAAATTTTGGCTACAATTAGATAAACTGATGTTTAATCCTTGCGGGTGTGGAAATATTATGAAAGACGCTAAGGAATACATAGAAAACAACAATTCCACTTACACAGCCAAGGCCATACAGATACACCGAGATTTTATACTCCAATCAAGAGAAAAGAGAATACAAAAATATAGAAGTGGTAGCTACGTCGTACAAGATCCACAAGGCAATCAAATGGTAATGACACAAGAAGAATTTGAGAGTAAATTTATTGAAGTAAATGAACAAACAGGCTGATTTTATATATCCAGAATGGAACGCTGAGAGACTAGATGTTCCTCATAAAGTTCCTAAGAAATCTATAGATACTGTACGTGATTTGATTGGGAAGTTGAATCGATTGACATCCATGTATAAAGCTATGGAAAGCGATGTCTTCGGATTAGAATTGACTCGTGAAGATTTAGGGGTTAGAAAGCCTAAAAAGAAGAAAAGAAATAATGGAAACTGACTTTTGTCCAAGTTGTAATAAAATAGTTATGGTTTTTTGTCAAGATTATACTACACTACCGCAAGATGAACAAAATAAAGTTCTGCGGTATAAAGAAGTTATTTGTGCTTATTGCGGTCAATGTATTAAAAGAGAATCAGTAGAAGAAGTGGCAGAATAAATTAATAGAAGGAGTTTTAATCCGAAATGGCCGTGACAGTGTTACATGATAGACAACTTAGATTAGATCCTATAACATCACAGAATCCGCGTGTGGAGAGCGCTGACCCTAAGTATATATTGCGGGATACTGATACATCAATTACAGCAGGGGGTTTGTGGCGTATTCAAAATTTGAGCGGATTAATTTCTATTGGCTCAAATACAGCAGCAGGTGGAGATTTTAGCTCATTATTTGCCCCGATAACCTTTCAACCGACCGCCGTAAATTTAAGGGGTGATGTGAATGTTACGGGGGATATAGGACATCCCTCTGTTAGATTTACTGTATCAACATTTAATGATAGAACATTTTCAATATATAGAACAGACGCGAATCCTACACGACTAACTTATAGGGACAACATTACGAATCATATTATATCTCATAGAGACGATTTTGTAACCCGCGAAACTCCTGCTGGAACACAAGATGGTGTAAACACCGATTTTACCTTAGCAAATACACCTCTGACCGGAACCGAAGAGGTCTATCTTAATGGGCAACTCCTAGATTCAGGCGCAGGTAATGATTATACAATCTCAGGAGATACAATTACATTCGCTAATGCTCCTGTGGCTCAAGATAAAATTAGAGTCACTTACATAAAATCATGATGGACGCAGTAATAGCAGTTTTGTTTGTTTCTATGTTAATAGCCGCTTTCTACTTTGCCAAATTATATTGGTGGGTATGGTTTTGGACAGCGGTGACATTGCTATTGGCCGGATTTGAATTAGCCTCTAAGGTAAAAACTGGAAGAACACTCAGCCAGCAATTTTGGGCGTACTCCGTTGTACATAAAGAGGAAGCATGGATTCTCACAGCTGTAGTCCTTGTGATGGGAATTGCGCTACCTCTTCACCTAATTTGGAAAGTTATAAAATAATGGCAGACTCTGATATATACGACAGATTGGGGAAACTTGAAGTTGATTATGCCACTATGACAGCTAAGCATGAAGAGATGGGTAATGATTTAGCCGAGATCAAGGCAAGAGTCACGAACCATTTACCCCATCAAATAGCGGAGGTAAAGGACATGGTGGCTGTCGTATCCCGTAGACAAGCTGATATGGATGCAGTAGCTCGGTTTATTTCCGTGTGCACTAAAGCAGTAGTTATCATCGTCGGTTTAATGTGGACAGGTCTACAATTATTTGGCAAGATGTGGGGCAATAGATAATGACCTCTGAGGAGTTGGGGGCTATAAGAAATGCCATATCTAAGATGATGCTTTTTAGCAAACAGATTAGCCCCATAGCTGGAACTCCACAATTCGCAGGAGAGCATGGGGATGCGGGTGGAGCATCTATAATGAGGACAGGTAATGGTTGGCCCCAAACCTATAGACCTAGAAAGAAAGCTAAAGCTGCGGGTGCTCCTTATGGACAGAAGCCTAAAAATACTAATTCAAGAGTGGGATCTTGTGCTGTGCAAGGGGCGGATTCATATAGCGATGTAACACCGCCAGTTAGATACGTTACGGGTGAATTTGAAGGGGGCACTCAATCTCATTTAGTATAATCTGGAGATCGGCAACAAATGAGCATTAGATTGGAAAGGAAAGCCGAAAAGTTGATTGGAGTATGGGTAAACAAGCTAGGTATTGCAGACTACACATTTAATCTAACATGGGGAGATAATAAAACTTTGCGGGGTGATTGGGCAAAAATTAATACTGATGAAGAATTAAGAGAGGCTTCATTGTATTTGAATAAAGACAAGTTGCTAGAAGAACCTAGCGAATTAGAACCAACAGTGATACACGAATTGCTGCATGTTAGGCTTAATGAGATAGTTGAGATGGCAAGAAAGTTGATATCTGTTTCTACAAAGGATACCAGAGCTAGGAGAGTTATGAAAAAGACGGTTGACGAATTTGAGCATAAAGTTGTGGTAGCCATAACTAAGGCTTTCGCGGAGAACAAGTAATGGCTCTGTTTAGTAAGATCAATCCTTTTAATTTTGCAGAACTAGCTAGGCAAAATCTACAGGCGTTTGCTAAAAGAGTGAATGACCCCGACAGACCCGTTCCGGAGGGCAGAAAGGGTATTTGGTCATTCTTTAATTCATTAGTCAATAAAAAACAGCAGCGCATATTTACTCTTAATGCGGCCACTCTCCAAAGATTAGCTAATACTGATCCCATTACATGGTCTATACGTAGAACTATAAAATCCTTTGTAAACCAAGCTGAATGGGATATAATTGTCGATACTGAGAAGATGGAGGAAGAATTAAATCGATGGGAAGATTACGCCTTGGCTTATTTATCCCCATATGCCATTGATCCAACAGAAGCCATTACATTTAAGCCCGTCTACTTGCAACCTGAGATTGCCGAAAGCATAAGAAGTAAGCTTAGAGAGATATTAAATCTTTCAGTAGATTCATCGGAAAAGAAAAAAGCTATTCAATGGTGTTTTGCTTCAGCCACTCGCCGCATTAAAGAGGAAGCAGAGAGTCATAGGCCGACTGTGCGCAGGATCTTCGAGCAACCTAGTACCCAAGGAGTAGAGAGTAATTTTCGAGCTTTGCAGGAGTTGGTAGTAGATGATCTCTTAGTTTATGACGCTGGGGTAATTGTCAAGAATCACAATATGCGTGGAGAGTTAGCAGAGCTTTACACCATTCCAGGACACCAAGTAAGAATATATAGGAATGAAGACCGAACGGTTCCTCAACCCCCAGAACCTGCTTATGTCTGGGAGGATTCAGGCATCACTAGAGCCGAATTTACTTGGGATGAGCTTATCTTCATCATGCTGAATCCTCAAGCTAGTGGTTATGGTCTTAGTCCTCTAGAAGTTGCTGCTTATATCATCACGGCTGGCATTTACGCAGATGAGTATAATATTGACTACTTTAAGAACTCGAACGTTCCGCCAGGGGTATTAGATTTAGGAAAAGATGTTACAGAAGACCAGCGTAAGATGTTTCAGCGCTTGTGGGAAGCCGAAGTTCAAGGGAAACGTGGTAGTATTCATCGTATGATGTTCATGAGTGGGACTGAAGGCGCGAAGTTTATTCCAATGAGGATAAATTCAAACCGTGATATGCAGATGATGGAATATTTGAAGTGGACGTTGGCTATTAAGACTGCATGTTATGGTCTATCGCCCCAAGATATTGGATTTACGATGGATTTTCATCGCACCACTTCAGAGACTCAACTAGACATATCACAAGCTCGTGGGGTTAGAAGTGTTCTCCATCTGCTAAAATGCTATTATAATGATGAGATCGTTAAATCTGGATTTTCATTTAAAGATGTTAAGTTTGAATGGCAGGATATGGATTTAACTGATGAACAAAAAGAATCTAATATAGATCATCAAGACATTCAGGGTGGAGTCATTTCTAGAAATGATAGACGACGCAAGCTTGGATTAAAGCCTATCGATGGTGGTGATGCAGTAACGGTTACTTCTGCCGCAGGGTTAGTTCCTGTCGTTACTCTTGAGAAAGGGGAAGAAGATCAGGAGGATATTAATGGCGAAGAACCTTCTGCTTCAGCCACTGAGAGTCCAACCCCTACCCCAGATGCGAACCGAGAATCGGGGGCGCAAGCGGAAGCTGGGGTGGCTGAGCCTACTAATCTCAATTTGAAGGTCAATCGAAGAAAGCCAGTTGCTAAGCAACATGAAATGATCCACGATGTTGTAAAAGAATTACAAAATAGAGGGGTCGAAGCAACTATTAAGATTGGATTTTCAGATGAAAAACAGATCGAAAAGGACAAATGACATCAGCCAATATTATTTGCGACAACTGCTTATATGTAATGTCATTTCCGACTTCGTTGTTGCCACCAGTCACAGCGAGAACGGTAGCACAGGGATTGATGTGTGGCAAATGTGGTAATGTCATTATATTCAGCGCATTTCTATATGATTCAGTAAGTGATTGTTCCAATGTTCCCAATCGCTGGAATATAGTCTACAAAAAGAAATCGGATGAAAATTGTACTAGATGAGCCTCAGCCTATCGAAAAGCTGAGGAAGATATATAATGATAAAGTGACCTTTGTAACGTCTACCAAGTCCTATCCGTTAGTAGAATCTATTGAGTTTAGTGGCGAATACTTGGGGGCGATGCGCAAGCGTAATGTTCCAGTTAAAATTGGTAAGAAAGTAGACAAGCTCATTGACAAATATACCAAACGTATGAAATCCATTTGGGATCGATATCGGCGAGAAATTTCGCGTATAGTCCAAGCAGAGGACTTACCAGAGACAGTGGAGAAACAAGAAGATAATAAAGAAGAAGAGAAGGATCGAGTCTCTCTTGCCATATTAGCTATCCCTACTCTTGCTCAAGTCAGAGCCGAGAAAGATTCGACACGGCGAAAGTTGCTTATGGCTCGATATTTAAAGGCCAAAAAGAATGAAATTTTGAAACCTAAGCTCGAAGAAATGAAAGAGGAGCTTAAGGGAGCCGCTAAGCCCCTATTCGAAGATGCATACAAACTTGGCAAGCAGCGTGGACAGATTATGACAGATCAAGAGATTAGTGATGACCTGTCAGATGTTGATAGGGAAATCTTAGAAGAGAAAGAGAATTGGAATGAGTTATTTCTCGCAGTTCTAGTGGGCGATGCATTCTCTGATTACGAGAAAGCTTTAGAAGCAGAGTATGAATCTCCTGAGAAACTGTTTCAAGCCGTAGAAGAAGCCCACAATAAAGAATCATATAGATTGCCTAAATTTGCTGCTGCTCTCGGTAGTGTATTACTTGCAGCAGGCACAGGCCAAGCTATTAAAGATGTCCAGGAAATTGATCCAGAGACTGGAGAACCAACGGGGGAACCCAAACTAGATCGGGAAACCGGACTGCCCGTTGGTGTAGTTTTGATGGGAGGATACTGGCATACCAGGCATGATGATGGAGTCTGTGAAGGGTGTGAGAATAATGACGCCAAATGGATGACCATTACACAATTTCGAATGGAAGCTGGCACCAATCAATGTCGTTCAAATTGTAGATGCATAGAATTATGGGAACCTGCTCCTTTGCCTGATAGTCTTTCAGACTTTTGGAATGGTCAACCAGGACTCGATAAGTTTGTAGAATCTCCAAGTCTAGTAAAGAGAGAATCTATTGATCAATCAAAGGTAGTAGCGATAGATTTAGATGGTACGATCTTGCAAATAACCGATGACATAAATGTATTAGGAGATCCCATTTCAGGTGCTTCTGAAGTGGTAGCAAAGTTGAAAGAAGAAGGATATACAATCATAATCCATACAGTAAGGGGCAATAGGAAAGATATTGCAGATCATCTTAAGTATCATGGTATCATTTATGATTACATAAACTACAATCCGAGACAACCTGTTGGGGCGAATCCAGGGAAGCCCCTAGCTGCCGCATATGTTGATGATAAAGCTGTTAGATTTGATGGTGATTGGAAGGCTACGTACGAGGAACTCAAGCAGCATTTGAACTCTGTACATAAAGCAGATACGAAGGCGAGAATTGAAGAAGCCGCCAGTGAAGTAGAAATTCCGACTGAGAATCAGAAAGAAAATGGCAATTATAAAAAGGGTCATGTGCACATTCATGGCTTAGATATTTCGATCGAGAATCCTAAAGGTTCAGTGAGGTCAGGAATAGATAGAAATGGAAATAAGTGGTCTACTAAGCTAAATAATCACTACGGGTATATTAAACAGACTGAGGGCGGGGATAAAGAGCAAGTAGATGTCTTTTTGGGATCTGATTTGGAAAGCGAGAAAGTCTTTGTTATTGACCAGATCAAGCCAGATACTGGACAATTTGACGAACACAAGGTCTTGTTGGGATTTAAAGATGCAAAGGCCGCCAGAGAGGGATACTTGTCCAACTATGACAAAGGGTGGCAAGGTCTGGGCGCTCTCAGTGAGATGGACATAAAACCATTTAAAGATTGGGTATACAGCCGAGATGCTAAGAAACCTGTGGCACATGAATTAATTAAAGCAGAGTTTCGAGAAGAAGAACATCTTAGAGATGAATCGGGGAAATTCACTTCCGGTGGCGGCGGTGGGGCGGATATTGGAGAAGATACCCCAGAGACTTCAGTTCCACAAAAATTAGAAACTTTTGAGGGAATTAAAGAGCATCTATCGACAGGAACTCGCCTCATTATGTCAGGGGAGAGAGGTAACCTCAGACCAGAAGAAAATTATAGAAGAAGTATTGCCGCTAAGAGGGTATTGCAAAACCTATCTGATGACTTAGTTATGCAAGAGGGGCAATATGGCACTAAAGAACGTAGCTACATCGCAACTCCCAAAAGTGATGTAGACTTAGATGCCGCTGTGGATTTCGCTCTAAGTCCTTCAGAAGGGAATCAGGAATCTGTTATTGTCATGCGAGACGGCATTGCAGAGATGAGATATGCTGATAAGAGGCCGTCAGAGTATGCCAAGGTCTCTGAGATGAAAGAAGCTCCTGAAGCTGCAGATTTTTATTCTAAATTAGGTAATACGAAATATCAATTAGACTTTAAATATAAAGAAAAACCCTCAAGATGAGCAATATTATTACCCCCAAGACAGTTATTAACAAAGGTCAAGAGGTCTGGGCAAGTAAAAAGTTAAAGAAAGGTAATACTCAGCCCACTAAGATGGAGAGGACGGGAGATAAGACTTTTAATGTCCATCACGAAGATGGTTCGATCTTTGAATGTCAAATCAATAATCCTAACATTAGATTTAAGAAGGATTCTCTAGGTGACGCTGGGGGAGGCAGTAGATTTTTCATTGGAGACGATATAAAGGTGGGGAATGTAATGTCAAATGCCGATAGGCGTCGGCTTGGTCTTGAAGAAGATCCAGACTTATCTAAGTAAAAGGAGAAAAGTAGAATGGCAGATAGGCCGGTGGTTGAGCCAGGGGTTACACAAAATACTGATATTCTCAACGTAGGGGAACTTCGTATTGAGAAGGAATATGGAGATGAAAACTCGTTTCAGCCCACAGCATCCGACTTGGCGTTGAAGGCGGGGGCGGGGACTAGTGCCGCAGGTGATTCCAGCTTTCTTGCAGCAGTAATGGGGAATGTGCTGGGAGACTTACTGACTAAGACGAAGAATTACGTTGCAGGTGTTATTGGGCATTTCTCTGTAACGGGGTCGAAATCCACTACTTACCCTGCTGGTGGAGTCTTAGCAGGTATTGGAGATGGAGTTACTGAGGCGGATGGTGCGGTTGTTGCTTATGTTGATGGTGATAGTGCATTGACTAAAGCCAATGCGGCATTTAAAGCTATGTCAAACAATAGCACTCCAGGCTCAGGATTTGATTTTGGCGTTGACCTTCATGGTGCAGCACATGATGGGTATAATGATCTTGCTATTCTCAAAGCTGATGTTCGTATGTCTCATGAGGTCTGCATTTTAAATGGTTCTGGTGTTCCCGTCGATGGGACAACAGGTGCCACATTTGCTGAGATTGGCTCGATGTATATTGATCGTGATGCCGGAAATGCATATATCAATGCCGGTACGAAGGCTTCACCGGTTTGGAAATTGATCACCAGGGCTGCATAAAGAACGTAACTGGAGTAAGTTTCTATTAAATCACAGACTATAAAAATTAGAGAGGAAACAAATGGCACTTAATAATGTACCCGACAATCATTGGGCGGGCAATTTTCGTATTACGGAAGGTGGCTTAGTTCTTCACGGTTACACTACCGCAGAGCGTGATGCACTTGTCGCAGTTGAGGGTCTAGTTATCTACAATACCACAACCAACAAGATAAATTTCTACAATGGTACAGCTTGGGAAGCAGTAACTAGCGCCTAATAATTGTACTAAGTAGATGAACCTATAAATCAGCATCGGGTGACTAGGAGGCTCGTGCACAGAGCGTAACGGTAAACGCGCAAGGCAGCGCAAAGATGCTGATAATTTCTACTGTCCAATTTAGACCAAGATAAGCGGAGCCCAAATGGGTCGAACTTAAGGCATCGCTTCAGCCTTAGGGAATTGGATATCAGTAACAATAGGAAAAATCTCTGACTAAATGGACACTGTTGAGGAAGTGGGTAGCGCTACGTACACCTCTTCAAGCCCGCAGAGACCGCCCTTGAAATCCTATGGCTACAATACAGTAACCAAGCTGGAAGGCAGGGCGTCCCCGAAAGGGGGCAGACAGCGATATTTCGCGTACTGAAAATGGGTTGGCAGCTACAAAAATCGGGAGGATTGTGAATGAGTTGCACAGCGGAGCATGTAAAGCTTGGTGGTCTATCTGAGAAATGGACAAAGCGCCGCACTCGCCAGAATGCCATGAAGCGGCTATGGTGGTCATTGAAGCATTCGATTCTTTGGGCTAAATGGTTTGTAAATTGGAATATCTATGATCATGATATGGGTAGGTGGTTCCCAACACAAGGGAAGCTTCGGTGGTATTAGTAGTCATATGATATAGGTTGTAGAGGAACACGACTTGGGAGACTATGTATGAGCAAACCAGCATTACATCCTTCTGTCATGCAAAAAATGGCCGAAGGAATATCCCCCCAATCAGCTTCTCAAACTTCAGTTGATGTTGGGACTATCCTCAAGAATCTAGATGGCCAATTTATCAATAAATATGTCCTTCATTTAGAGGGTGGTCGAGCTATTCTCAAGAGCTATTTAGATGAACTCTCGGCCATTGAGAATCGCTTGTCTAAAGCCAGTCTTGGTGTAAGAAAAGCCCTTGGGGAAGATGAACTGATTGAGAAGAAATTTGCCCTAGAAGAGACTCTCAATAAGTTAACTGCTCATCAAACTAAATCCATAGAGCGGTTGAGAAATGGCTAAAGAAAAGTTTAGTTTCAAAAAGCTTTTGGCTGGTCTTAATCCGTTAGATGCGGTGGGGTGGGCTAAAGCTACAGTAACAACGTTTAAATCTGTAATATTGATAGGGCTAGTAGCTCTTTTAGTTTTTGGAATTGGATATCTTCGGGGTTATAAGAATCGTCCCATTCAAGTGGATATGAAAGATACCACTATCCACTTACTAAATGGGGATGGTAAACAGCACGAATTAAAGATTAAAGATGGTAGTCTTTATTTTGATGGTTCTATAGTTACTGCTGGAAATGTTAAGAAGTTGAGACCTTATGGAGTCCATCTCCATCCAAAGTTAGCGGGGGGCATTACAACTTCAGGTAGTCCGGCAGCGGGGTTAGCTTTAGAAGTCGCATATGCTTGGAATTTCAATTTAGATTTATTGGCTTTATATAAGTTTTTAGGTATTGGAATTTCATACGACATTAAATTAAATAAACCCATAGTAATTGACAACTCTAGCATCGGAATTGGGATTGGAAAAGATTTTAATACTGGAGAAAATGCAGCGATCATTTACTACGCAATCAATTTCTGAGGTGAATTTATGAGTGATTTTAAGCTTTACTTGCCGATTTTGAAGGTAGACAAAGAGAATAGAACAGTCTCTGGTTATGCTACTACTGAATCGATAGATAAGCAGGGAGAAGTAGTTGATTATGCGGCTTCCAAAGATGCATTCGCAGAATGGGGAGGTAATCTGCGAGAAATGCACGAAGCTAAAGCTGTCGGCAAAGCTGTAGAAGTTGTTCCTGATGATAAAGAGAAGAGAGTATTCGTCAAAGCCTACATCTCCAAAGGGGCGGAAGATACTTGGCAGAAAGTTAAAGAAGGTGTCCTAACTGGATTCTCGATTGGTGGAAACACTATTGATAAAGTAGTCCAGATCGTCAAAGATACAGCAAGCAACGCTGCAAAACAAGTCACTCGTATCACCAAATACAAACTGAATGAACTATCTCTAGTAGACAATCCAGCAAATCCAGAAGCTGTATTTACTCTAGTCAAGATGGACAAAGACGGGTTGCCCCATCAGACGGAGTTGGTGGAGGATATTCGAAAGGTAGTGGCTACCGAAGTTCAAGATCCATTGGAGAGTGAAGTTAAAGAGTACAAAGACAAATCTTCAGCGTTAGAGAAGAAGATTTTGTCGGCAAATGAACTTCAAGATTTATCAGATGATGATTTCGGTTTAATTCGTAAATATACATCACCGGAAGGGGCTATTGTTAAAGAGAGAATTTTAGCAATTCCTGACAAAGTGCATGCATATGCGGCTCTTCGAAAGATCGATTCTTATCGCTTGAATGATGTCGAGAAGCGAGAAGTGCATGAAAAAGCTAAAAAAGTTTTAGGTTCCTCTCACAAAGAGGAAGAGTGTACACTCTGCAAGATGACTAGTCAAATGGGAGGTGTAGAAATTGATATGGCTATTACAACGGAGCAAGTTGAAAAGTTGACTGATAAAGTCTCTAAACTTGCTGAAGCACTTGGTTCATTCCTCAAAGCGTATGAAGGTACTCCCCCAAAGAGCAGACCTTGGGAAGGTGGCCACAGCGAAGTTGAAAATGCGAAGGCCACTCCAGAAGGTAGTGTAAAATCTAAGGAAGCCACTGAGGGTGAGGTTGATGCACATCGCACTCAGCCGAAGGAAGGCGCTTATCCAGTCAAAGGCCCCGTCAAGGCAGCTGATATGCCGAAGTCTGAGGAAGACGAAGATGAGGAGAAGGCGGAGAAGAGGGATATGGGCGTGGAAGGTCGCGGCAAAGAAACTCCGAAAGGAAGCGTCGAAGGACGCAAAGCCACGGAAGCAGAAGCTGCTGATTATGAAACCCAGCCTATGGAAGGTGCTTACCCAGCTAAAGGTCCAGTTAAGGCGGCAGATATGCCGGAAATGGAAGACGAAGAGGAAGATTCAGAGGACGAACCTTCTGTGAAGACGTATAAGAGAAAGACAGTCAAGGCGGCTGGTTCTACCGAGAAGGCTGAAAAATCTACCGACTTGAGGAAGTTAGCAGGAACGATTGAAGCATTGCAAAAAAGGCTCGACGCTGTTGAGTCTAGGCCGTTACCCCGAAAGTACAAAGTCGAGAAGACTTATGGTGCTGGAGATGGTGAGGCTGATGCAACGCCCACTGAGCAGATCCGAAAGGATTATGATGAAATTCGCGCTTGGCAGCAATCTAATCCAGGCAAAGAGCTTCCAGTAGACCTTTCGATCAAAAGAGATCGTGTGCTGAATAAGATGATTGATGGTAAGTTTGGCAGCGATGCTCTTCGCAAAGTCTAATAACTAAAAATTAAGTAAAAAACAACCCTAACTACCCAAATCGTGAAAGGAGAAAGTAAAGTAAATGTCTCTTAACGCAGGCATGGTTGACGCTGCGATCCAAGATATTCAGAAAGCGATTAGTTCGGTCGATGTTAGCGGTCTTCTATTAGTGCGAGAGGACTTGCAAGCCGAAATGGCCATTATGGCTCCGACAGATACTCCGTTGCGGAATCGTTTTAACCGCATTCAGGGTAACGGTCGTGCGCATTCTTGGTATAAATTGGTTCCATCGTCGAGCTCAGAAGGCTTGTTCCTTGGGACTAACCCATCGAATGGATTTTTCGACAGGGGTGGTCTTCCTACGGCGACAACGCCTAGGTATAAGTTTGTCAGCGCTCCATATACTTCTCTTGGAGATGTTGTGACGGTAAGCTTTTTTGATCAGATGGCTGGTGGAACCTACACCGACATCAAAAAGCATCAAATTAAGGTCAAAATGCTTAACGTAGCTCTGATGGAAGAGTGGGCGATTCTCAACGGCGATTCAAGCGTTGGTACGGGTTTGCAATATGATGGTCTGCGCAAGCAGATTACCACGAACATTACCGACTTAGCGAGCAATCCTTTGACTCTTAGTTCCATTACTACTACAGAGCAGTCAATTGTTGCAGTTGGTGGCAAGCCGCAAGCTCTTGTTATGAGCTACCGTGAAGTCCAAAAGTTTAATGAGTTGATCCTTAACTCATTTTACCGTTTGTTCCAGCAAGGTGCTGGTACGATGGCTGATATTCCGGCGGGTATTTCAGTTACTCGTTGGGTTTCTCCCTTCGGCATCGTTGATGTGATTGGATCTCGTTATTTGCCCTCTACGGGTGACAGCGAAGTTCTGGTCATTGATGACAAGACGGTTTTGGAAGATGGTAACGCCATTCAGATGGTGGATCTGATGCCGCTCAGCGCTATTGATCTTGCGCTGTTGCAATCAGCCTACCGAACTCTGGTGGCGGAATTTACCGTACTTCAGGTAACGGCGGAAGCCTTTCAAGGTAAAATCATCAACGTTAGCGCGTAAGGCTTAATAATATGTGATGTGGGGCGGAGCTAAGGGCTCCGCCCTTCCTCACCAAAATTGAGATATGAACCTGTGGGCAGTAGGCGTTAAAATCGGGATTTTTCTTTAATTGGAGGAAGAATGAAATTGTTAATGTGTCCTAAGGGTTACATCATGACTAGAGTCGGGACTTTAGATATAGCCATTGATAGGGCTCCAAGTGAAGATCGCGGATACACGCTAGTAAGTAGTCATATTGCGGCTCAGTTGCTTTCAAGGACGGGATATGAAGAAGTTTCAATAGAGTCTTATCCTCGCAATTTAGATGAATTAAAGAAGCTAGTGGGCAAACGGGTATTATCAGTCGGTGTCATGTCGGGAGAGCCTGCCGAAAATCCTCAACTGGACATCGAAAAGACCAAGAAAGCATATCAACCTAGCCAGAAATTAAATAAGCGCCTATGGTGGCAATTTTGGAAGAGGTAAAGATTTAGTATGCCTTCACCAGATTATAAAAACGAAAAAGTTCTAGCGCTTCCCTATGATGAGAATCATAAGCCTATTCCGGCTTTATTCGTACCTATAGTTGATACTGGAACAGGGGAAATCTTGAATTACCTTCCATTAAGAGCATCTGACAATGGAGATGGTACTGCTACATTAGAGGTTGATACTGAGCTTGTATTAAATGGCGGTACTATTAATGTCAGTCCTGATGTAAATGTAGAAAAATGGGGGGGAGTGCTTCAAACTGGTGTCGATCTTACGCCCCTGTTTCAGCATTTAAATGTAGACTTATCTACTCTTAAAACTGAAACGAAGGTAGGTTCCACAGATCAAACTTCTGGCAATGCCACATATATAAAGACATTAGCCGATGGAACAGTATTAATATCGGGGAGCACCGCAGCGGGAACATCATTAGCAAGTAATACATCTACAACATCTTTAGGCGCAAGTGCTACTTTTACTGGTGCCTATGAAGATACGAGCAGCGCAGCATTTGTTACAGTATCCGTTTTTGCAGATCAGTCCTCAGCCGTAGATGGATTAAAATTTGAGTGGTCGGGTGATGGAGTTAATACAGATGTTTCAGAGGGTTCTAGTGTTTTCGCGAATGTAGGTAGGGCATTTGCACTTACATCAAGAGGTCGATTTTTTAGAGTTAGATATATAAACGGCGCTACACCGCAGACCATCTTTAGATTACACACTGTTGCTCATCCTTCGGGAACAGGTCTTATAAGCAGACCACTTGACAAATCACTAACTGATGAAAATTTTGCTCAGACAGTTAGGTCAACTCTTAATGGACGAAAAACTGATGGTAACTATGTCCATTTGAAAACTACAGATGATGGAGAATTAAAAACTGACACCCTAAAGTGGGGTGGAACTCTTCTTACTCCAGCGGATATTACGCCAAACATTCAAAATTTAGATGCTACTTTATCCACAAGAGCAACTGAGGCAACATTAATAGAGGTAAGAGATCATCTTGATACAGTCGAAGCAAAATTGCAATCCATAATTGATAGCACAGACACTTTAGAAGTCAATACCGATGAATTAGAATCTAAAATACAATCGGTGCGTGACCAACTTGATGTATTATTATCTACTAGAGCCAGTGAGGTCACACTTCTTGATATAAAATCTCAAACAGATTTATTGACTTTTACCGGAACTTCCCTAAATGTTCATAGCGATGATGTTAGCTCTAGTTCGACAGTTACCGCAGTATCAAGAAGCGGAACATCGGTTACTCTGTTAGCGGCCAATAGTAATCGCAAAGGTGCAACGATCTATAATGACGCAAACTCATTTTTGTTTCTCAAACTTGGGGCTTCTGCTTCCACTTCTAGTTATACTGTGAGGTTAGTAGCTCAAGCATACTATGAAGTCCCCGCAAAATATACTGGAATAATTGATGGTATTTGGGCCTCTGCTGGTGCGGGAGATACAAAGGTGACAGAACTCACATAATGCCTTTATATAATACGTCTTCCATAGATGGGAAATCTCCCACAGGAGAAGCAACAACTGAGAATCCCGCGTTAATAGGTGGTGTAGATTCCAGCGGATTGAAACGTAATTTACTAACAACTACCGATGGGGCAGTAATTGCGTTTAGCGCCGCAAAAATATCTACAAGTAATTCTACCACTACTCCACTTGGGGCTGGTGGCACCTTTACCGGAACTGCTGAAGAGATTAAAGACTACGCGCATTTATCGGTTTTTTTGTTTTCGGATCAATCATCTGCGGCATCGGGTTTTATTATTGAGTGGTCGCAGGATGGAACTAATTGGGACTCTAATGATACGTTTTCCTATGACCCATTAAATGAGGCAAATAAATTATATAGTTTTGGTTCTGTGGCGCGGTACTTTCGTATTAGATATATAAATGGAGCAACTCCACAGGGGGTATTCCGTCTACAGACCATCTTACATCCCTTTAGTGGGAAACCATCTTCACATAGGATTGGGGATACTCTTTCTAAAGAAGCTGATGCCGAATTAGTAAAGGCGGTATTGTCCGGCGCGGATGATGGGCAATTCATTAATGTGCAAGCTACCCCCACTGGCAGATTAAAAGTATCGGCAGCATTAGAATTTGAAAACTTTGCAGATTTGGGGCAAGCTTTCCTATACTCAGCCCCCCAAACTAATTTCGGTACTGGTGGTACAGAATTATCTTTCGTATATCTTGTAAACCCTGCAGGAAGTGGAAAGACCTTGAAACTTAGAAACATGGTTGAGGGGGTTGTCTCAACTAATAAACCTACAACCTTCAGGCTATATACGAATCCAATTGTAACTGCAAATGGAACATCTCAAACACCTGTAAATAAGAGAATTGGTGATGCTAATACATCTATCGTGCAGTTGTTTACATCTCCTACTGTTACCAGCTTCGGTACTCAAGTGAGTATTAGCGTAGTAGTAGCGGGTGTGTTTACAGTGGAAGAGGCAAATACGCTGCAAATATTGCCTGGCAACAGTATATTGTTTTCTGTATTACCTACCACTAATAATACTGAATGCACCGTTTCTTTAGATTGGGCGGAAGTATAAAATGACACTTGTGGGGTTTTCTAACAGGCTTTATGTAAAAGGTACTTTAATTGAAATTCCATCAGATAATGATGAAGTAACGGTTGATATATCGTTTGCCTTTGGTACAAAAATTGTTGGTATTAAAATATTTGCTCAAGGTTGTAAAAAAGATGATTACGCTGAGTTATCATTAGTTCATCCCGACCCAAATATAGGAGAACTAGCGAAGTTTGGAGAGCAATGTTATTTACCGGAGTCTACCGATACGGTCGAAGTCGAAGTGTTTTTAAATGAAAGTTCGCCAGAGGTAGGCTCTGAAGTACCTGCTGGAATATTGTACAGACTACATTTGAAAGCAGCAGATTCGTTAGGTCGAAAAGTCCCGATTTGGTTGATACTCAAGAGGTAAAATGGCCTTATCATTTAAATATTGCACAAAAGATGATGTAAAAAAACATTTGTTGGGATTAGATGTCTCTGATCTTCCAACGTCCCTAGAAGATGCCATAGATCAACGTTATATTCCTTGGGCTCAGAGGGACGCAGACAGTTATTGTGGAAGTAACTTTGATTTGACGGTAACAGAAGAATTTTATGATGGCAGCGGGACATCACAGCAGATTTTGTTGCATAGACCTGTAAGAGAAATAGTGAACGCGGTTTTATATATTATCCCTTCAGTACAATGGGTTCAATTTAAGAGGTGGTTCTACGTTTCTACGAAGAATCAACTAGGCATTCAAGTAGCTCGTAGGGGAGGGGTTGAGCCAAAAGACGAAACAGTTGCCCCCCCTTATGTATTTTCAACTGGTCTGGGATTCCAGAGTGAAGACCCAGATTCGGCAGACCAAACAGCTTCATTCTCAGACACTCAAGAGCAGTATGGTCGTAGCGATCTATTTATAGACGCTTCAATGGGAAGGTTAACAATTCCTCCAAGGATTTTGTTCCTTGAAAATCAAGCGGTACCTTTTTGGAATTACACTTTCTTGAGAGGATATCAGAATCTTCAAGTTAGTTATGTTTACGGGTATTCAGATCCCACTCAGGCTGACCCTCTGACTGGATCCACTCTTGGTAATCTACCAGCAGAAATAACAGATGCTACAGCAATGTGGGCTGCTAGATATGTGTTGACAGATAAGGCTATAACCGTTGGAGCAGGGTCTAAATCAATATCTATTGAAAGCGTAAATCGAAATTTTGGGGAGATGCCATACGAGGGCATCATCAAGCTTTTGGATGAAAGAGCAAAAAGTATCTTGAACAGATATAAGGTGATTGGCGTTTAATTAATTGTCACCAAGAGGGCATTGAAATATGGCGATTGCACAAGGTGGATTGATATTGAAGCGTGAGATACCATTAGGAGTAGTAGATGGAGTAAACACTACTTTCACAACATCTCGATCTTATATTCCCAACACACTAATGGTGTTTCTAAATGGTATGCTACTTACCCCAGGAGTTGGAGAAGATTACGTGGAAGTGGACAGTACAACCTTTAGCATGACGGTAGCTCCAGGTGTAGAGGGTAGTTATACGGACAAATTGACCGTTTTATATCAACTGGCTTGATGAGACCTATTATGAAAAACATTGCAGAGAAGATTTTTTTAACCCACTTAGATATTATGAAGTCTGTTCTAGATTTGGGAGAATACAAGCTAGGCGCAGATTCAGCGGGCTATAAATATTTCAAGAAGGTAGTAATGGATAGTTTTTACAATGGTCTTAATAAATGTTTTGCGGAATTAAAATCAGAAGGAATCCTAGAAGTTTGTTTATGTAGAGCTAATTTGAGACATGGATATACTGACTGCACCAAATGTCATGGAGCAGGGTATGTAAATGCAAATGTTTTGTTAAGTATTGAGTAATGCTCCTGAATATATAACCTAGGTTGCTATTAGAGGAGGTATAACAATAGTATGGCATTAACACAGCTTCGTGGTGCACAGATTTTAGATGAAACAATTACTGAAGATGATCTTAATGCTTCAGTAGCTGGTGTTGGTATTTCTGGAGGTGCTGGATCACCGCTAGCTTTAGCTTTTAGTGAGCTAACTGATGTTACTATAGATGTGGCAGCAGATTCGGTTACTATCCTAGATGCAACGGACAGTTCTTCAAAACGAGAGACCGTTGCGGACTTGATTTCAGCAGTAGCAGGTAATGGGTTAGGCGCAGCGGCAGGGGTCTTGTCGGTCAACGTCGATGGATCTACTATTGAGATCAATGCTGATACAGTTAGGGTCAAAGCAGCAGGTATTACGAACAATGAATTAGCATTGGGTTCTGTTGACGTAGATAATCTCTCTGATCTACGAGTGACGGCAGGCACAGGTGCTTTGGCAGTTGACGTTGCGGCAGGTACTATTCGAGATGACAATACGGTGGTCTCTGTGTCAGCAACAGATGAGCTTGCTGTTGCCGATGATGCAACTAACTTTATCGAAGTCGATTCGGCGGGCTCTGTAACAGCAAATGCTGTCGGTTTTACGACAGGTCGTATACCACTGGCTACTGTTGTTACGGCCACTGGTGCTATCACATCAATCAATGATAAGCGAGCTTGGTTATTGATTGATGCCGATGCTACAGGTTTGACTAACTCAAACTTCGTAGATAATGAAACACCGACAGGTGATCTTGATGGCGTAGACACTACATATACGCTTGCTAATGCTCCAAGTCCTTCAACGAGTTTGCACTTGTACCTCAATGGTCAGAGGCTACGAGAAGGTGCTGGCAATGACTTTACACTGTCAGGCAGTACCATTACGTTTGCAAATGCTCCAGTTAGCACTGACGTAATCTTAGCAGATTATAGGAAATAATTTGTGATTGAATATTGATAACTATGAGCTATGGGGATGGGGACAAATTCTCCCCATCCCCTTAAGCCCAGAGGTGAAAAATGACGAAGAAAAAATTGGTAGAAGATTCAACTTTACAGGTGGATGCTTTACCCCCAAGGGTAGAGATTACTCCTATTTCTCAACAGATTTTAGATGAAACTACTAAGACATTTGAAACATTTAAGCAAGACGAAAGCAAATTAATTCGGTCAATAAAGGATCGAAAAGAAAAGATAGAAATTCTACAGTCTGAGCAATCTTCCGACATAGAAAATTTATTGAGAATCAGAGGGGCTTTGTCAGCCCTGCAGCATATGGTTACTTGGTCTAGGAATAAGATAGAACTATTTAGAGGTCACAAGGATCTTATTAATGGCTAGAACTGAATTGAGAAGTACCCAAATTAAAGACGAAGACCTTCGTATAGAAGACCTTTTCGACTTTTCTCCAGAGGCGGGTACTGGTCTCAATCTGACTATTCGCGCTGGGCGGATTAGAAATGACAACACCATCACCGATAAATCCGAACAGTCTATACTATTGACCGATGACACAACGAATTTTGTAGAGATTGATTCGGTGGGCGTGGCAACCTCTAATACAACGGGATTTACGGCAGGTAAACTTGCAGTAGCCACTGTAGTTACTGCCAGTGGGGCTATCACCACGATTACAGATAAGAGAACTTGGGTAGCTATGCCTGGTTCTGGTGGTGCCGGTATAGACGGTTCTGGAACGGCTAACAGAATTGCAAGGTTTACTGATGCCGATACAATCGGCGACGCTCAAATTAGTCAAGATGGTACTACGGGCGCGATTACAGTATTAAAAGCACTAGCACCAACTGTAACGGCTTTGACTGATGGGGCGAATATAGCCACAGATGCTTCTTTAGGAAATGATTTTAGAGTTACTGTAGCAGGAGATAGGACATTAAGTGCCCCCACAAACCCCAAGGATGGTCAGGTAGCGAGTTGGCGAATAAAAGCCTCTGGTGCCAACCGTACTTTAACATTAGATACGGGATCCGGTGGATTCAAATTTGGTAGTGATATTACACAAATTACCGCTACTGTTCAAGATAAGGCTGATTTTATTTTGGCCAAGTATATTTTAGCTGATACTCGTTGGGAAGTTTTAGCATATGTCAAAGGCTATTAATTATGGCATTGTCCGCTAGTTTAAAAGCAACGGTTGATGCAGTATTTGATGATTTAGTAACTCAATTAGAGACTATTCAATCTGATTATTATAATGAGTTGGTAGATGGTTTTGCTAGAGGAAGATATTGGCAAGGTATTCGAGTTACAAATTCTATTCCAGCAGACGGTAATTCTGTAGCTATTGACTTGACAAAGAAGCCTCAAGATCAAGCCGAGAGTTGGCAAGATGTGGGAATCATGCTAGATAGTAGTATTCCAGTTGCACTTTCTGTAAATACATATCTAGGAACTAATGGTGCGGGATATACAGTATGTGGTCAAGTAATTGAGAATGGTATAACATATTCTCGTTGTGTTAATGTGGGGCCTGAGATATATAGAAACCATGATTGGACAGGCTAATGGGGTTGAAATTTCAAAAAGATACCAATGGAACTTTATTGACGAATCTCATAGCCCATTGGAAATTGGATGAAACCCCATACGCAACCAAAGGTGGTTTTTGGAAAGAGACATTAAATCCTGGGAAAGGCCCCGCCGCTTTGTTTGTATCAGCGAATAATGAGTATCTTAGTATTGCAGACAATGCTTCTCTCTCTATGGGAAGTGGAGTACGATGTACATTTACCGCTGCCGTTTATCTAAATAATACAACGCAAGATCATACAATATTCGGCAAGTATAACTCTAACACAAATAATGTTGAATATCGACTATTCTTTAACGCGGGAGCAACACAAAGATTCAGATTTGACGTTTCCAATGACGGTAGTGCGATAGCATTTGTAAGAGCGAATACATTTGGAGCACCATCAATTAATACATGGTATTTTATAACTTGTCAATATGATGGAACAAACATAAAAATTTCTGTTAATAATGGAGCATTTGATACCACCGCTTTTTCAGCAGATATTTTTAATGGTACTGCTGCCTTTTCTATTGGGAGTTTACCCGCGCATACCCCGTTTAGTGGTGATGCAGATGCTAGAATACAATTAGTTGGAGTATGGAAACGAGTATTAACGGCAACTGAAATATCACAACTATACAATAACGGAAAAGGGCTTCATTATAAAGAACTTTACGGAACATTGTTTAATAGCTTAGAGTCATACTGGAATCTAAACGAGACTTTTAGAAAGCGATATGATTCCCACGGCAGTAACCATTTAACGGATAATAATACTGTAGATTTTGCAGCGGGAATTGATGGCGGACATAGTTTAGGGGAGATTGGGTCAGGTGAAGGAACAATTTTATTAGAAACTGGTAGGGTTCATACTGCTCCAAGATTCACGGGGTCTGCTTCGACTGATAGGATATTTTTATCAATACCATCAGATTCAGATATACAAACTGGTGATATTGATTATACAGTGGCGGGATGGATATTTATAGATACTATAAATAATGATCATACAATTATAGCCAAATCTGATACTGCCAAAATTGAGTATAGATTACGAATTGGGAATGACAATAAACCATTTTTTCAGATAGGCGATGGTGGGTCAGGAGGCAGAGGTAGTGCAATCAGTTCTGTGACTTTGTCGGCAAATACTTGGTATTTTATAGTGGGGTGGCATGATGCAGCAGCAAATACTGTAAACATTCAAGTTAACAATGGAACAGTAGATAGTGTGGCTACGACAGGGGTGGGAGTAGCTACCAATCAACGACTAACCATAGGCTGTGTAATGGCGTCCGGCGATACAGTAATAGCAAATAATACACGTGGTAGATTAGATGAGGTATTTTTTTGGAAGAAGGTTTTAAGTTCTCAAGAAAAGACTGATTTATATAATAGTGGCAATGGGAATACTATCATTAATACGAGTGACAAAATGCTTGCATTGATGTCTTGATGAGGTAAAAATGTCAATTTACCAAGCGGGTGAGACAAAAACTAGCTATCTGCAAGTATTAAGACATGTGGGAAATGTCCCAATTTTCCCAGGGGATTATTCTACACCTCAAATTAGAGTATTACACTTTGACTCCAGTTTAATAGAAGACGTTGCCTCAACAAGTATGACTCAGCTTGATGATAACCTGTGGCGATTTGATTTTAATATTTCAGCAAGCCCCTTCTTTGGTGATTATTTAATTGAATACACATTGACTATCGATGGAATTGATATAGAATCCTCTGAGACATTTAAAGTTGAACAACCGCCTGATATTGTAGAGCAAGGGCAGGGAAGTTGTCAAGTTGATGGAACAGTTAAAGATTCCGGTACGCTACAGCCCATTTCTGGCGTAGATGTGTATGTGTTTACTAGTAGCGATTTAGTAAATGCTATAGCTCATGATGTAACTGATACAAATGGAGCCTATACAGTATTCTTGAACTCTGGAAGCTACAAGATTAGATTTCACCGTGTAGGATTTATAGATGAGACACATGATTTAGTCGTCAATAGTGATTGTACTCATGATGTAATGGGAGATTAAAAATGAAACCTAAATTGGACAAAAAACTAGTAAAAGACTTCCCAAAGATATTTGTCAATCGCTATGGAGATCTTCATGAGACAGCCATGTGTTGGGGATTTGATTGCGGAGATGGGTGGTACTGGTTAATCAACGCCCTATGCTCACAGCTTCAATGGGATACAGATAAAAATGGTCAGCCGCAGGTCGTGGCATCGCAGGTGAAAGAAAAATATGGAACCTTGAGATTTTATGTCGAATCTTCAAACGAACACCAGAACGCGATGATTTCTCTAGCGGAGAGTATGTCTGCCAAAATTTGTGAAGAGTGCGGTTCTACCGAATTTGTTAAGACACGCGGAAAATATTGGATGACAACATTGTGTAATACTTGTCATGCAGATAGAGAAAAAACTAAATGTCAGACATAACATTCTTATCTCCAGCTACAGTCTCAGCTTTAACACCAGAATGTTTGGCTTTATTATCTAGCTTGCATGTAGAGATTATAGATGAAGATTTGGAGCCAGAAATAGCAGGTAGTCAAACTTATGTGGCACGATGGAAGAATTGGTTAGCTACTCCCAGACCTAGAGTGAGAAAGATAAACACTACCACTGGAGTAGAAACTTTGCTATTCACAACAGCAGATTATACTATAGATTTTGCGGCTGGGCAAATTACTCTGACTGCACCTACTACTGATATTATACGAATCGATTATTTTTATCAACCGCTTAATAACACTTTATTAGAAAGGCTTTTGGCTACGTCTGTTAAGGAGGTATCTGTACTTATTGGCAGACCTATTGATGCAAACAATATTCATATTGATTACCAAGCTGCCATCTGCAAAAGATTATATACGAACATTTTGAAGAATTTAATGATAGAAACGAGAGATTTCTTTGCGCTAGGAGTGGCTGGACGATCTGTGAGTACAGACCAAGTGCCTAGTCATTTTGACATGATCATTAAACAAAATGAAGCTCAACTTCTATCAGATCTCAATTTCCTAAGATACTACAACAAGACCAACAGATTTTTCTAATGAAAATCAAGACGTGGAAACATCCTGAGGCATATGATCTTCTAGAAATAGAAGGGGAGAATTGGCTATTCCATACTATTTTCGAGTGGAGGCAGCTTTGGGGAAGATGGAATTGGATCGATTTTCATCCAGTATTGGTTCATCTTATGCACGATATTATAATCCCTGGATATGAATTTGAGCTTATTGTTTTAGGTTTAGGATTTCGATTTCGTATTAATGGGGATTGGAATAAGACTGAGACAGGCCGTGCTTTGCTTAATTTTAACCCAGACAATATGGAACAGTCGAAAGACGAATGCCCCATGTGTGATGGGACAGGAGAAGCTAATACTTTAAAGTCAAAAGAGGATGAAATTTGATGTCCACTGGCCGAGATTCATCTAAGGCTCATATCCGTAATATGTTAAGAAGGGTTCGTGAGGATATTGGGGAACCTATACTAATAAAAAGAATTACAGGCGCTAGCCCAGGAGATCCGGTTAAAGGCATCTCTCCATCATATACATTCTCAACGACTCCGAGTCGCGCTATTATTGAATCTCTTACACAAGACGATATTCTGTACTCTGGAGGTCTCTACCAAATTGGTGATCTAAATGTGCAGCTTGATGAAAGATTACAGGAGATCACAGACAAAGGGCGTGGCATTGGTGATAGGATGATATGGCGAGAATCTGAATATCAAGTTGTAGGAAAGAAGAAGCCACAGCATGTAGTGGGTAAGGATTATTTCTTCTTATATGTTATGAGGAAGGTTAAGACGTAATGGGCGTGAAGATCGGAAATATTACACATCGAACGGCTAGGGAAATCCTGAAGCCAGGGGGGTTTGTTCTCAAAATCGATATTGATGACCCTCAGCCTATTATTGACACTCTTAATCTAGGAGAAGACTTTCGTGTTGAGCTAGAGAAGATCTTTCAAAGGCTTGTCTTCGAGGTGCATAAATATCTTATTCGAGTCACGCCCATAGATACCGGACAGCTTCGTGGGGGATGGACAGGCTATTTGGATACATTTCAGCAAGATTATTCTAGGCAAATTTTCGATACTTCATTGGCTATTAAAGCGAGAGGACGGGATTACCATATCGATCCAGCAGAGATTCAAAAAGGAAAAGCGCAATCGAAGTGGAATCAGCCCGATCCCCTAACTGTAACCTTAATGAACGAAGTTCCATATGGATTCTACCTAGAGTTTGGAACGTCAAAATTGGAAGCTCGAAATTTCACTTCTTTGGCGTGGTACAAAGGAGAA